GGTATCGATCTTCATGACTTCTCTGGTTTCCGTATTGTAGATATTGATGTTACTTACCGGTCCGATTGCATGGATATAGATCGTTACGCCAATTTCAGCATCGCCATAGTAAGTGATGACTCCCTCCGTCTTGATTTGGATTTCGCCAAATACAAGCAGCGGTTCCGTCAGAGACTCATTCGAGAACGGAAACTCGAACATCGGGTCAATACTGTAGAAATCCGTTACATTGTTTCCATCCTCACCGGCTGAATAGAAGAACGGGTCAGGGCAAATGATCGAGATTGATGTTCCTTCCTGTGAGCTGAAAATATTTGGTTCGTTCGATTCCACATAACCGTTTGTTCGTACATATCGGTTATCGGTTTCAATAATGATCTCAACATTTTTCTTTGCCGGAAAGTATTTGTAGGATTTCTGTCGCACATCCTCAATGGTTTCTCCGTAAACCGTATCAACAAATACAATCTGGAAAACAATGTTCCGCTGACTCAATCTTGCGGAGTTAAACATAGAGCCATCATTAGTGACGACTTCCGTCGTGTTGACAGTTGCTTTGACCGGACCTAAGCCGGTTACAGACTTGATGAGGAAGCCCGAAACCTCAGGCTCCCTCAAGTCAAGTTTGATCCTATCACCTAAGTAATTGGTGATAGCAAATGAGTGAATCATGTTTCCACCAATCCTTTCAACGCCGAGAACTGGTTCTTCGTCTGACGATAAATGTCAATCCTCGACAGTGCCTTAGGCGAATAGTTGTTTTGTGTGAAATTGTAGTTGTTTCCAGAGGCAGGTGTAGTACCGCCATTTTGAACGACACTTGCACCATCACGCTCCATACCTGCACTGATCTTCATTGCCTGATTTCGACTCAGAAGTGCCGATAGTCTACCAGCACCCTCCGTTACATCAGACAGATCAAGCAGCGGTCGAATCGTCGGTTGAGAATCAATTCCGTTTTCGATGAAATCACCAATCTTAGAAACTGCGTTGCGGAGTCCTTCCTTAGCCGACTTTGCAACAGATGCACCGGCATCGTAAGACTTATCGGTGTAGTCGATCAAAGAATTGACAAATCCCATACCAAAGAATCCGCCAATTCGATAGCCAACTTTAGATGGTGAGTTGATGTCGAGCTCAGCTTCCGCAGCCTGTGCAGCAGCTCTTGCCATTGCTCTGGCTCGTGCTTCTGCGTACCAGGTATACTCGTCAATACCCTTAGCAAAACCCTCGACAAGATATTTACCGGCATTGTAGAAGTCAGTATACTTATTTCGGATTGCTGTCAGACAACTGTTAATGATCTGAACAAAGGCGTCTTTCGCAAGCTGGTTCTTTGTTCGGATGCCAGCAATGAGGTTTGTCATCGTAGTCTGTCCAACGGTGTTAAACTCGTAGAACTTATTTCGGATTGCTGTCAGACAACCGGATACAATAGTGACAAATGCCGACCGAGCAGATGCGTCGCCGGTACGAATGCCAGAGATAAAGTTGGTCATCATCGTCTGCCCCATGATTGTGAACTGACTGTACTTGCTTGTAAAAGTAGTGACAATACCGTTAATCATGGTGGTGAAAGTGCTTGTCAGATTTCCTTGCTGTGCTTTGGCGGCATTGATAAATGTAGTGACCATTGTGTTTGCGGCTGTGCTTACACGAGAATTAGCATTTGTAAAGGCATTGATGAAGCCGTCGATACCTGCATTACCCAAATTCGTAAGATTCTGAGCAAATGTAGACATTCCACTTGTGTCAACACTCTTAATGCCGTTTGCCAAGTCCACAAGGTTTCTGAACTCGACAACTACTCCACTCAGCTTGGTCACATCCACGCCACTGACGCTATTGTAATATGCAGCGAAAGACTGGCCGAAAGACACCAACTGTTCACCGAAGCTTGCAATATCGTTATCACCCGTAAACCAGGATACGATGCCACCGCTATTCGGCAAGTTATTCGAAAGCTCAACCAGAGCTTTAGCTGCATTTGCAGAGTTTGTAACAACAGATGCATCCAACCCTGTTACAGCCAAAGAGTAGTTCTTCATTGCAGTACCAAACGGAACAAGCTGCTCGCCAAAAGTTTCAAGGTCATTGTCCCCCGTAAACCAGGATACAACTCCACCTGTATTTGGTACCGTATTTGCAAGCTCAAGCAAAGCCTGACCTGCGGTAACACTATTTTGAATAACATCGGCTTTCAGTCCAGAAACGGCATCAGAGAAATTCTTCATTGCTCTGCCGAAAGGAACAAGCTGTTCACCAAAGTCATCCATATCGTTTTCACCAGCAAAGAAGCCAACTACGCCGCCGCTGTTTGGAACGGTGCTTGCCATCTCTGCAAGTGCCTTACCAGCGGTAGCTGCTTCAGTAATAACACTGGCGTCAATTCCGGCGACTTCGTTTGCAAAGTTACGCATGGCACGACCAAATGGAATAAGCTGTTCACCGAAGGCATTCATATCGTTCTCTCCGGCAAAGAAGCCAACGACACCGCCAGTATTAGGAAGTGTATCAGCCATCTCTGCGAGAGTCTTGCCAGCAATTGCAGCATTGGAAACTGCTTCTCCATCAATACCGCTAATTTCATCAGAGAACTGTTTCATGGCTTTTCCGAACGGAACCATCTCTTCAGCAAAGCCGGAAAGTGAGCTTCCGCCGGTAAACCACGAGGTCAATCCATCCAAAATATTTGCGGCAGTCAGGATAAGAATCGTTTCTGCAAGAGCCTTAACGCCATCCAACATAGCCGGGTCTATAGAAGCAGCGCCGTCAAGGAACGGCTGAACATTGGTCATAAATCCGGAAAGATCGGAGCCAATTTGAGGGAATTGACTGGATACGCCGCTCATAAAGCCGCCGACAATACCGCCAACAAACTTGCCGATTGCCGTGCCAATTCCCTGAAGTAGATTTCCGCCTTCATTGATAAGCCAGTTCAAGCCCGGAATTTGTGCCAGGGCACCAACAGCAGCGAGCACAAGAGCAAGTTCAGCGATGACGGCACCCATACCGAGAACACCCAGCATTGCACCGGGAACCAGAGCAGCCACTGCACTCAAAGCCGCCATAATCGCTGCAAGCAGACCGATGCCGACAATTCCCTGAAGAAGTGTCTCGGTATCAATACCTTTAAGCGCATCCACAATGCCTGAGAAGAACGCCATCAGTACATCTACCGCAGCCTGAATCAGACCGGGGAGATTTTTGGCGACGCCCTCAAGTACAGCAATAAGGAATTGGAAGATGGAATCGACGATAGACGGGGTATATTCCACCAATGCTTCAAGAACACCTGCAATGAGCTTCAATGCCCCATCAGCGATAGCGGGAACACACTCAACGAGCACATCCACCAGCATAAGAACAACTGCTTTGACTGCTTCGCCGATAGCTCCTGCACTATCTGCGATAACTTTGCAGAACTCAACGATTGCCTCACCGATCTTGGCTACAATTGCAGGAATAAGGGCTGCCACGCCTGTGATAATAACAGTCAAAGAAGCGACGATGGCTGTAGCACCGGCAGTTCCCGCAGCAGCAAGAGCTGTTAAGCCTACTGCCAAGGCGGACAAACCGGCACCTGCCAGAGCAAGCCCGGCACCAATACCGACAACTGCTACCCCGATTAGTGCCAGCGAGCCACTCAAAGCGAGAATAGAAGGAACCAACGGAGTCAATACAGCACCTGCAACACCGAGGATAGCAAATGCACCTGCCAGGGTAACGAGACCTTTCACGATGGAACTCCAACTCATGGCGCCGAGAATAGCCAGTACCGGAGTAAGCACCAAAAGGGCACTTGCAGCAACAAGAAGCGCCGCAGAACCTGCAAGAGTACCTGTCATGGCATTCAGACCGATTGCAAGAATGGCCATTGCGCCGCCCAGAGTGATAAGACCCTTGGCGATTTCCTCCCAAGACATTGAACCCATCTGGTTAAGAGCATTGGCAAGTATAAGTAAAGCCGCAGAGACAGCAATAAGACCAGTGCCGATGCCGATCATGCTTTTCGGCATGAAGTTGACGGCAATTGTAACCGCCGCCAAAGCCCCGGCCATAGCAACAAGACCTCTTGCAATTTCGTCCCACTGCATTCCAGAGAAGTCTTTTACAGCCGATGCGAATATCTTTATGGCTGCTCCGATAGCAACGAGTGCTACACCTGTAGAGATTACATGTTTAGCGTTACCAGTAAGCTTGGTGAAAGCGGTAACCTCAGCAAGAAGCACTGCAATAGACGCAAGCCCCTTACCGATTTCTTCCCATTTCATCTCGCCGAAGTCCTTGCAGGCAGAAGCCAACACCTTGATTGCTGCCGAAAGAATCACGATGCCTGTAGCCGTAGTAATGGATTTACCGCTGAATTTTGCGGTTCTCAGGAACAGAGAAACCTCGGCAAGCAATACGCCAACGCCGACAAGACCTTTCGCAAGTTGGTTCCAGTCCAATTTAGCAAGTTGCTCACAAACAGAAGCAAGAATCTTGATTGCGGCTGCAAGGATCACCATTTGAGTAGCACCCTTGATGATGGTTTTACTGTTGGAACTCATAGCTTTGGCTGCGGCAACCATCATAGCCGTCAAACCTGCAACGCCAATCAGACCAGTAGTAAGCTGCTTTGCATCCAGATCAGCAATCTTTTTAAGTGCGCTCGCTAAAATCAGCACTGCCGTAGCAATTCCGAGCATAGCAGTTACACTCTTCATCACACCAGTTGCCTGACCGCTGATTTTGTTGAATACAGCCATCGAAGCAAGAAGTTCAGCGAATAGCACAGTGATTGCTCCAAGGGCTACATTCAGCTTTTCGCTGTCCACAAGACTAAGCGCAATCAAAGATGCAGTAAGAATAGCAATAGCAGACGCGATCTTCAGCAATGTACCAGCCTGCAACTGAGTCTGGTAAGCTTCAAAGCATCCTCGAACACTGTCAAGAATTCCGATAAAAGATTCCTTGAAACTGCCGATATCTTCAATAGCTTTTCGGAAGGTGCCGACAAACTTTGTGATACCGACAGCAATAGCACCGAACGAGATACCATTCAGCAGATCAATAATTCCGCTGAAATTAGCTTCACCGAGATTCTTTGCTAAAGAACTGCCGAGTTCGCCAAGGATTTTAACGATGCCACTTCCGATTGTCTTAACGGCGTTCCACACAGCAGAGAGAAGCTGAACAAATTGGCAATTAGCAAGAGCTTCACCAATGACCTCAAAGGCGACGATAACCCCAGATTTCATCTCACCGGCTGCTTCTCCGACTTGAGTCATCCTCTCATGAATTCGCTCAAGCAGAGAATGAAACAATTCGAAATTGGCGGATTCGAATTTCTCTTTGATCTTGTTCTTCAGTGTGGATAAAGCTGTCATAATTGTCTGTATGACCGTAGCAATACCCTCACCGACTTTCTGGAATGCTCCGCTGGTTTTGATAAACTCATCAAACGCAACAATAGCATCGCCAATCCCGCCAGTGAAACCAAGAATTCCATCTCCGAGTGTTCCAAACCCGCCAAACAACGGTTTAATTGCCGTAAATATAGCAGAAAAGGCTTGTTTAATGATGTCCAAGATCGCAAACAAGCCTTTGAAAGTGGATTTTAGATTAGCTGAAGCTGTATCACTGAGCTTCAAATTTGCTGTGAATTTTCGCAAATTCTCAGTAATATCATAAAGCTGCTGGGCTGTGGTGGGAGGAAATATCTCACGGAATGCCTCATAGATCGGTTTGATAACACTCTGAACGCCTTCAAAAGCATTTTTAAGTGCCTCAATCAGTTTGGTTCTTCCGCCAAGATCTTTCCACCCTTGCAACATCTCATTGCGAGCATCCGCTTGGGCATCGATAAATCCACCGATAACCTGACTGAGTCCAGTCCAAAGTTCTTTGGCTTCCTCAAAATCACCAAACAGGATTTCCCATGTGTTTGCCCATCCGGAGCCTACGGCTTCTTTCAGAGTGTCCATCAACTGGGAGAATGTCTTAACATCCTGCGCTGCGGCAAATGCTTTTGCGCCGATTTCTGTTGTCTCATCGGCGTAATCACGAAGAGTGCTAACAAGAGCTTCTGTAGTCATCCACTGATCCTGCAAAGAATCATTGAAGCCATGTGTAGCATCGATGACATTACCCTTGACTGTTTTGTACATTCCGTCAGCAGTCTTGGTTAATGTACCGCAGGCAACAGCCGATTCAAGAAGCTGTGTCTTAAATTCAACAGTTGCCATGTTAGCGTTCTCAATAGATTTCCAGTCGATCAGCTTAACATAACCGGCAGACAAAGCCTGAGCAAAGTTATACATGGCACGGGACGCCTCATTTGCATTGGCACCGGAAACGGCGGCAACATTCGAGACACCCTGGATAGCCATAACTGCATCCTCAAGTCCTACGCCCGCATTGGTGAATTTACCGATGTTGGAAGTCATGTCCTGGAACGAGTAGATGGTCTTATCCGAGTAGGTGTTGAGTTCTTGGAGATATTTATTTACCTCTTCAAGAGAAGCACCCGTACTCATCATGATGGTCTGAATTGACCCCATCTTCAGCTCGTATTCTTCAAAACCCTGACTGATGGGCTCGATCGTCAAGGAATGGAGCATTTGCTTGCCTGTATTAACGACTGAGTTGGTGATATTTGCAAGGGCGGTTACAGCCATGACCTCCAATGCCGAGAATCGAGTCTTTACTGTTTCAACCGCAGAACCGAGCCCCGACATATCGACTTTCTTAGCAGCACTGTCAATGCTTTCAAGACCCTTTGTAGCTCCATCCATATCCAAACTCTTTTTTAATTTTTCAATGGTGGACAGACTGGTCTGAACATTGCTCTCAAACTGCTTATTGTCAAACCGCATTTCTACGACTCTTTCGTCGATAGTTTTACTCATAGCTTCGTAACCTCCTTCCATGCTTCATTTGCAATTTTGTCAAAAATAGGCTGGATAGCAGGATTGATATAATCTCGCCCCTGTACCCAGCCTCCGTTACGGGTTCCGTGACCATATTGCAGGATGATCGCGATCGGAACCCCATTTTGAATATTTGAGTTATAAAAGGTAATCTTTGCAGATCCATTTCGGTTTACAATTTCGTAATACCATGAACTGGCGGTCAAACCGGAATCGACAGGCGTTGCAGACGCAAGAGCGGCGACCCCTTCTCGGCCATACTTGTCGAGGTCTCCGAGATGGACCACTTCCTTTGCCCTCTCCAAAAAGCGTGTAACTTTAGAGAAGTCTCCCTTGTGACTGAACCTTATCATTCACGGACCTCCTTATTTAAGAAGCTGATTAACCCGATTCTGTATCACGGAAGGATCGTAACCAGCCACCTTCAGACGATTAGTTCTATCAGCGCCGTTACCCCACAACCCCTGAATCACTTCACGGGCAACCTGGTCAGTGCTTTTCTTGGCTGAAGATGCCGAAACCGCCGTCCCGCTTTTGGTTGTTACATAAGTATCGAATCCAGCAGCTTTCAGCCTTGCAGCCATTGCATCGGCATTCGCTTTCTTGCTGAAAGCACCGACCTGAATCTTGTAAAGGTTATCGACCTTGACCATGTAAGTATCGAAACCGGCGGCTTTTACTTTCTGAAGCATTGCGTCAGCATTTGCTTTATTGGCAAAAGCTCCAGTCTGAACCCGATAAAGCACCTGGTTATCGACCGGCTTATCATTTCCACCGGTAGAACCTCCGAGCTTCGCTGTAACTTTGGATGCAAGATCACCCATTCGAGCATACATCCAGTCACCCGGACAGCTCTTATTGGCAAACCAACGATGTACAGTCAGAACCATTTCATTGGAAGCAGGCTCATAGTTCAGAGTCTTTGTCTTATCACCGAGCCACAGCAACTTGGTCTTTCCATAACGCTTGCAAATGTCCGCACAAAGCTCGATCAGCTTGGCATACACAACATCATTGAATGCATAGGGGTGTGTAGCATCACTTGCGCACTCGATTGTAATCGCACGCTGGTCGTTAGCATTGGAAGAAGAACACCAGGAACGATTCTTCTCCTCCACATACATACCTACTCGACCGTCTACACCGATACCGTACTGACAAGAAGCCTGCCGGGAAGTCGGAGCAAAAATATTGCCCAGGGTTTCTACCGAGCACTGACCGACTACGCAATGAGGTGTAATACGGTCAACGGCATGAGTTCTCCGCCCGGAATGATTCGGGCTCAACTTGGTATAGGATACCAGAGGACTGTTACTCATTTTTTGTTTCCTCCTTCACGCTTTGAATCTGCTTCAACATCTGAATCACCTTGTCATAGCCAACCGTAGAGATCAAGAAGCCCAGATACATCAGAACAACGATCTCAACTCCGATCTTCATGGTGAAGACGGTGTCAGTCATGATAAGGTAAATTACACTGACAGCACAGGCGATCAGGACGGATAAAATAGCCGCAAGAACATTGGAAGAATACTTGACCTTCATTCCATCAAGCAACTTCTTAATGCCCTCCACTGTCAGATTTGTGATAACAGATACGATCAACAGTGCTGTAGTCAAAAAACTGATAGGCATAACTAAACCTCCTCATAATTCGTATTTTCAGCAGACTCGCTTTCTTTGTTCAATCTCTCTTCTCTTTTTTCAAAGAAAGTTTCAAACAAGGCCTTCAGAAAATAGCCAACCATAACACCCACAATTGTGGTGGCGATAGTGCTGGAAAGAGACTCTGCAATTTGTACCTGCCCCATAAATGCAAGTACATAAGACAGTTGCAGATCGATCAATGCAATAACAAGAATCGCTGTAACTGCTTTTTTGGTATAAGTTTTCAGCCATGCTTTATAAGATGGCTTTTTATGGCAAACCTTCTTAAAAAAGCATTTTCGGCATCGTCTGTTCATTCAATCACCCCTTAGAACCAAAGCGTTTTCGATTGGCGGCATTGATGGCTGCATTCCGATTCCACATTTCACGCTTGCTTCTTCGCTTAGGTGGAGAATTCTTGGCATTGCACACCCGTATGAGAGTCAACAGCCTATTCAAATGCCATTTTTGAAACTCTACAGGAATGTTATAAGAAATCATCCAGTAATAAATAAGCTCAGATGTAACCGTTTCCTTGTGACCTCTGGCTTGCTTATCTTCAATGAGACAAGTTGCAGTCATTGGTGCCTCGATATACGCATTGATGGCGGCATAGTTTTCAGCAGACAGCCGAGTATATACTTCGGGATCGATATTCTGGGTCAAAGTCATGCATCGTACATAATCAAGAATCTCCTCATCAGTTTTTTCTTGCTTACCGAGAAATGCCTTGTTCCATTTACTTTCCCATTTTGAAAGAGAGACTAAGGAATGCTCCAACTGCAAAGTCTGCTCTTTCTTGTAGATAAATTCCTCGTGAATTTCATCCCAAAACTCGGCAGCCGGCACAGTAATTTTCAGCATTCCTTAGTCCTCCGAGCTTTCTTTAATTAGATGCGATGGGTGCAGCCTGCTTATTGCCGTTAGCACGCATCACACGATTTACAAATTCGGATGCAGCACCGGCATCGGTGACGAGCTTTTCGAACAGTACCTCGTAAGCGGGAGTTTCCATAAAGCTTCTGGAAATCTCCTCGGACTTCATGAAGCGTCTGCCATCATCGCTCTTCTCACCATAAGCGGTCTTAATAAAGTTCTCGAAGAACTCCATAATAAGCGCACCATTCGGACTGGCAGCGATACTCTTAAGCTGAACATCGTAGCCACCTTTAGCGCTCGCCTGCATCTTTACGATTTCAGGCTTAGACAGGTCGAAGTAAAAATCTTCGGTTCTCTGAACACCGTTCAGATCGGTATAAGTGATAGTTTCCTTAGTCATTGAAATTTTCTCCTTTCAAATTAAAAAAGTTGGAGCCGCCAGCTTACCTGAATACGGCTCCATGATTTTAGAGATTAGCCCTCCGGATTCTGAGTCTTATCGAACAGTTCAATAATCTCATCGGGCAGAGGCAGGCGAGGCTCGACACCATCGTTACCGCCAGTGGTAGTCGGGTCCTTACCATACAGGATTTCTTCCAGCTGGGTCATGAACTCGGCACTGAACTTAGTGGAGTCAAAGGTCAGCGTAGCAGTCGGCTTCAGCTTCTTACCGTTGACCAGCTTGTTGATGGAGACAGGAGTAGTGCTGATCTCCCAGGACAGGGTAGCCGCCTCAGGGCTGTCGTTGACCGTACTGTAACCCTTCTCGGAAGGAGCAGCCAGACAGCCGTAGACCAGATGCAGCTTGTAGCCGTAATCGTTCAGATCGGTATCATTGCCCAGAATGGTGCGATATGCCAAACCGAAAGTCTTACGAGACTGCTGACCGGCATACATACCAGGCATGATCTCAACAGAACCATCGCACTCAGCAAACTCATCGGGGTACATATATGCCTCGACGGTAGCGCCGAACTCCTCGTTGGAAACCAGGTTCACATACTTGATGTTATCGGCGTAAATCGGGGAAGCCTCAGCACCGGAAGGACTCTCGGTAACGGCAGTCAGACCATTCCATGCAACGCCCTTGTTGTAAACGCCGCCGGGCTGCATCGGATAGAGAACGCCATGGTCACAGCCAGTTTCATACAGGCGTTCACCAGTTTTATCCCAAATGATTTTGGACATAAAGATATTCCTCCTTATCAGAAATAGAGCGAGAAATTCCAGTGATTCAGATTCTCGCTTGTATAATATCGTTCGAATCGGCAGGTAGGTATAGCAACCACCTTACCGACAAGTTCACTATCCGGATCAGAGTCAATGACTGTGACCGAATAATGTCTGTGAGATGAATAAACCCCGTTATCGGCGTGCACATTTTCGATGTCATCAAGTGCATAAACGATAGCGGGGTATTTCATTTTTACCGACTCAGGAGGTTGAAAATACACATTTTTGCTTTCAAGGAGTTCTTCCAGGAAAGTTTGCAGATCAAGCCTGCTCGCCATTGTATACACCTCCCACAGTCAGTATAAGTCTTGGGTACTGAACTTCAACGCTTGTCACCTTCCATTTAGCACCCATAAACTCAACATACCTCATCGAATGAAAATTCTCATTGGCAAATGGATCGGCTACGATACTGATCTCATTCGCAACATTGATGTTGTCGTTGAGTTGTTCCGCAGACTGAAGCCTACGAGTGTTACGAGTTAAATCACCATAGTACATACGCTCGATGATTTTCTCTGTCCAAACGCCCGGCTTAGTCTCTTCTGTTACAGCGTAGCCAATTACTCCATAAAATTTAGCCATTTTGAATTTTCACTCCTTACTCAGTCGCCAAGGTCAGTCCCTTAAGACTATAAGTCTTTGTGGCGGTATCTTCACCATTGGTGACAGTAACCTTTACCGACTGCTTTGCCGTATCGGCGATCTTCAGCACAATCAAACCATCGTCGTCCAGTTCGACTGCTCCATTCTTACCGCCAATCAGTTCCACTGTAACCGTTGCATCTTCCGGTTCCTGAGTTACATGCAGAGCGAGATAGTTACCACTCTGCTCATCGGTCGCACTGCTGAATCCCGTGTAATCGGTGACCAGCTTCAGCGTACCGGTAATTTCTCTACCGGAGATTGCAACATTCTCCTGCAAATCTGCTGCGGTTTTACCGAGCAATTCCGTCTCACCGTCCGCAGGTTCAACCGTGAGACTCGTTAAGGGCGGTCAGTGACATCCTCTTCCAGAGCAATAGCGGACATAACACGAGTGTTAGCACCGGAGCAACGAGTCTCCAGCAGGCTCTTCTCCTGGTTGAAGTCGATGTCGAAATCAGTGAAGTGAGTGATTTCACCGCCCTTGGTAGCGCCCAGAGAATAGTCAGCCAGGTTGACCATAAGACCCAGAAGCTTCTTGGTCTTGCTGTCCGTAGTAGTACGAGTCTTACCCTCGAACTGCTCCGCCGTAATGATCTGACCGACATTCAGAGCCGCAGCCAGATCACTGACCTTGTCATAGATGCGGCGACCATTCAGGTCACGGGCAAGCAGCATGACATTGACCAGATGAGGCGTGCAGTAGAAGTCGGGAGTGCCAGAGCCCTTATACTTCTCACGAGCGTACAACAGAGACTGGATCACGGCTTCTGCATAAATGTAATTCTCGCCGAAATTAGCGGAAGTGTTGGTGCCCTGAAGCGTGCTCTTCATGCCGGCAATGTCGACATCAGCATGAATGGTGTACAGCTCGTCATCCAGCCAGATCGGGCGGATCTTATCCTCAGCAATCTTACCGTCAGCACCAACCTCACGACCATCGCCGATCATGATAGCCGTTGCCAGCTCCTCGTTCAGATTCATACGGTCGATGCCGTACAGGTACTGCACCACATCAAAGTCCTGAATATCGATGATGTCGTCACGGTCAAGCTTGCTCTTCACATACACGGTCTGAGGATCGGTAGTTCTGTGGAGCAGCTGGATGTTGCCGACATAACCCTTCTGAGTGCCCTTCTTGTAACCCTTGGCACGAAGAGCCTCAATGTTACGCAGGTCAGCCTGACGGGTACGGATACGGGAGATAGGGCTCTTATGAACCTTCTTCAGAACCTCGTTTACCCAACCCTGGTCAGTAGTGAGCAGTTCAGGAGCACCGGGACGGACATCTTTGTACTCAGGAAACAGAGTTTCGATACCATCGATGCCGTGAGCCAGAACGCTGTCAGGATTCTGCTCCACATAGATATCCATAGCAGTACGAAGACTGCCGACGCTGTTGGACTTAGCCATGGAAATGATGCTTGCCTGGTCAGCGTGAGACAGAACCTCGGTCTTCTTCTGCTGATCGTTGTCAAAGACATTATGTTTCATTGTGTTATCCTCCTTATTGGATTCAGATTTGTTATCGGAATCATCTTTGGATTCCTTTTCAGGTTCACCTTCGAGAGCCTGTGCAATAAGTGCATACATGACGTTCTGCTGCTTTTCGGACATAGAGTCGATTACATCAGCAACCGTCTCTTCATCGTCCTTCTTCTCTTCCTTGCTTTCGGCAGGCTTGTCCTCTTTGGTATTCTCCTTCTTTTCCTCCTCTTTCTGCTCATCCTTAGACTCGGCAGAATGGGAAAGGCAAAGAGGCATTCCGGTATAGATGATAGCTTCATCATCGGACATTTCACCATGCTTCAGCATAGAGTCAATAAATGCACCAGGATTAGCACCCTTATGCACAAGACTCACCTCACAAATACAACCATGCAGTACATCAGGACCAGCCTGCTGAAGTTGATTGGCGTAAATGGACAGAGCGCAAATGTCACCATGCTTGATAAGGACTTTCGCAATTTCACCGTCAGCGGTGTCATTGAGGAAGCCATAGGTGTAAACACCTTCCTCACGGTTCTCAAGCCATGCATGACCGAGAACATCACGAGGACTGTTGTGCTGATGATTCCAGACCAGCGGGACTTTAATACCGTCGTTATTCTTAAAGGCGTCCCGACGAATTACTCGCCCATCGGAACACTTAAGGTCATTTCGGGTTGCCCAGCCGCTGAAATCACAAGCCTCAACCGAAAAAGGTCTACTCATTTTGAATTTCCTCCTTACTTTTTCGATTTTTGCTTAGAGATTTTGTCGTCCAAATCACTTGCTGACTCTTCAACTGAATTGTCTGTGGTGATTGGTGCTTCTTCCGACTGCTGATCGGAGCCGGACGGTTCACTCAGATTCTTATTCCTGAGTTCGTCTGCTCTTGGGTCATCAGAAGGTTTCATACCAACGACCTGACGAATTTCATTCGAAGTCATGATTTCATTTCTCGTGAATTTGTCAGCAATTTCAGCGATTTCATTAACAGGAACCAACTTAAACGGATCTCTGAAGAACGAAATCGACTGTCGTTGTGATCGGGCAGTTTTGGTCAGAAACTTTCGTTTCATCTCATCAACAATAGCGGAAATGATCGGCTCGATTGTCCGGTTGTTGTAGTTCAGCATTGTCTTCTCGTCCGCTGTTCCATCCAAAATGCTCTGAGTGATTCCCAACTGGCTGTATAGCATACTCGTCAAGTATTCAATCTGGGACATCAGGTTGTTGTTCACGGAACGATTCAACTGTGTGATATGCTCGGTACCATCGGTATAAGCAATACCATACTTAGAACCCGACAACTGACTTTCTATATCTTTACGCCGATTTTCGGCTTGTTGACGCCTTGCTTCAGTCTTGATAACATAGGGGAGCTGAATAATCAAATCGAGTTTTCCAGATCCACTTTGTTCATCAATGACATCAAGTAGGTTAAGTTTACGAATGAGCCGCTGCATAGTTGAGTTCGGTTCATTGATAACTGCGTACAGCGGATTCTCAATGATAGCCACTGCACTTTTTGGCACTACAATATCTTCTTTTCTGCCCGTCTGTTCGTTGTACACACGAGTACGAATATATTGCGGATACCAATCCAAAATCTGTCCGACACGCAAAGACTGAATGTCATACGAACCGGACACATTCGGGTCAGTCGTTGTATCGACCGGAACGATTGCTACGCTTCCTTCATCAAACATAGAAATAACTACATCTTGAATGAACGAACGTGCTGTCTGATCGACATTAGCTTCCAGAGTGAGGCAATTATTCAATCCGTCATCGATGACCGAAAGAAAACGCCCATTTTCATCCAGACGGACATGCTGAACATTCAGTGCTGCAACATCAAGTGCAATTCGGTTATACACCGATGTAACGATTGACCTTTCGTTGCCTCTGGACATTCTTGGTCTGTCAGCTCGATATGAGTAACTCATACCTAAGTCCCGGTAGTTCATTTGAATATTACCGGTAAATGCATTCCAAGCATGTTTTAGTCTGGAACCAAAAGACATCTCCATTTTGAATCATCACCTCCTTAAACCATATCAACATTTTTCTTCTTATAGGCAATTCGACCGGAAGCCCAGATACCATTCTTAAGCTGTTGCATATCATAGCCTCTGTCAGCCAGAGCCATATGTACACCGACTTCGCCTCGTTTCGCAACGAATTGAACGACACGCCCTGAAGGTGCGGTAACATTTTTAACGGACTCATTCATCAACTCAGCCATTTTCCGGTTATAGGAATTGATAGCCGAGGAGCTGATTTTACCTTTCGATGTCATGGAAGAAGGATTTTTTAATAGTTGATTGGCGTACTGATCGAGTTCTTTGGAAACATCTTTGCGGGCTTTGGATACGATTTTGTCATGGTTTTTATGAGCCCACTTTGCATCTTTCTTTTCCAAACGCTTTTGACCGGCTGTGGTCAAAGTTCCGTCTTTGTTTTGAAAACGGCGAACGCCCCATTTCTGACCGAGAATGCCGTGATGATACATCTCATCCAACTTGACCACCTCCTTATTCAAATGCATCTCGATTAAGTTTATAAGCAATATAGGCATCCATCATTGCTGCAACAGCATCGATTTTCTGCTCATACCGCTTTTTCAAAAGTTTCCGGTTTCCGTTTGTATCTTCAAGTGTAATACAGTTACCCATAGCAAAGGTCATAAGGTCCTCGTCGAAGATAAGCATTCTTTCTTCAGAAAGCTTCTTCAGTTCTCCGAGTGGAACCGACTCGGTTTTAGCGCCCTGGATGACTTTCTCAATTCCAAACGGACCGTTTTCTGATTCCCATCTCGCTACGAATTCTTTCGCATTATAAGGGTCAAATCCAAGACAACGAACATCGTATCCGCACTCCTGAATGTGATTGTCTAAATCTTCATACACATCCATCATGTTAAGTACGGCGCCCTCTAAAACAATTAAACTGCCCTCAGCCATGAATTGATCGTACTTGATCCTCATAGCAGCTGGCAGCTTCATTAAAGTTGTAGAGGTGATGTAGTTTCTCGTCTTAACGCCAAAGGAACCGTTTGGCAATGGAAATAGAAATGTAAAGGCACAGAAGTCATCGCCCTGCGACAAGTCTGCACCGAGGGAGCAAGGCATCTGCCAGAAATCCCTCTTTCGATGCGGAAGGGTTTCTTCATAAGTGAAGTAATAGGTGTAGCCCTCCATAGGCAGCCCAAATCTCTTTGCAAGAATATCGTTTCGGGCAGCTGGAGCTTTTTCAGCTCTTTCAACATCAAGTTGATAAGTTTCATAGCTTACGGTTTTTCCGAGATTCGGATTAGCCTTGAGCCACATTTCCGGATCTCCGACTTCGTCAATGGAATCAAGTTTGTACCACCATATCGAAACATGGGGATTGATGTAGTCGCCCTTAAGGATGTCCATCAACTCCATTTTGATGGTGTCGCCACTTCCATTACGAACTGTACCTTCCGAGCTGATTGCAACGATGATGTAGTCATTCACCTTGGATGCACCCTGCTCAATGGCACCGATAACATCCTCTCGAATGTCACCGGAAAGCCACTCATCAACAGTCGCGACCTTGATCTGTAGACCCTGAAGCTTATTGATGCTCATAGGTCTGACCTCAAGAAGCGAACCAGTCAGGAAGTTTTCAACGCCCTTTTTTGTAGAAGCTAACTTTGTGCGATTCGCTTTGGAACCAGTTGTGTTTTGTAAAGAGCCTTCTGTCAGGAACTGAAACAGCGGTCCTCTCGAACGGGTGATAGCGGTACGAAGAGGGGACATGACTTCCTCAGCTTGCTTCATTGTAGGTGCGGTCGTGATCTGATGAGTGGTAGATGTATCAACATTCAGGAAGTAACCTTGCAGAGTCGAGCCATACATTGATTTTGCGGCACCTCGCGCAACGATCAAATACTGCTTGTTGATTAACCGCTTTTTTACATTCTTACGAACATAATGCCCGCCATGACCATCGGGATTCGGCTGATAAACACTTCGTTCGACGAAGTAGTACCAACCAAAGATCTGTTCACCCCATAGTTTGAAACTGTCCAAAAGGCTAAGATCTGACCCATCTGTTAGAGTGAGTTCGGACTCGCAATAAGCGATCCATCCCTCAACAGCTTGGTCGTCATAGTACACACCCGGATTAGCAATAAGATCGTCAATGCGATTCATCTCCATAGAGATCTCTTTGCAAACCGGAATTTCCCCTCGAATCACGGCATCACGAAACATACCATAATACTTGGGAACGGCAGTGTTTGATAATGCCATGAGTACCTCCTTATCCGGCCTTCTTAGCCATACCGTTTACAATTTCTTTGATCTTGCCATAGTTATTGTAAATGGTCAGAGCAGTCGAAGTAGCAGTTGCAATTGTACCGGCAACTTTCAGTGTTTTCGATACATATTCCTTTCCACGATTTACATCAGTCGAAGACAGCTGACTGTACTGTTTCTCCATCTGAAGTCGGTTCAGCCGATTGCGAAGCTCTGCATCACTCATAGATTTAACGCTCTTACTGTTATGGGCTTTAGTATAATCCTCATGAGCAGGAGCATCAGATTTAGAAGAGCTTTCTCTTTTCTTTCCAGCCGTGGTGCGAGTACCGTCTTTGTTCTGGAAACGGCGAACGCCCCATTTCTGACCGAGAATGCCGTGATGGGTAAGTGCTGTATTGTCCATTTTGAAATCCTCCTCTCACATTTAATCCGGATCAACTGTTACATTGATTCGCCATTCGAGCTCGCTGATCTGTCGGTTGATTGCTTCCATGACGGCTGAGCTTAAAGGCGGATCAAATGTCAGTTTTACCTTCAGGTAGATAAAAGTTTTTACAAATTCAAGACGAGGATCATCATACAAGAATTCAGACCAGGTCTTACTTGCATCTTCGATACGGAATCCTTCTTCAGGACCGACACCGAGCTGCGTCAAGACCGAGAATGCCGAATTGATGTACATTACGATGTCCGGGTCAAAGTGCTCATACTCTTCAGCAATTCCGAGCAGCTTTTTAATCGATGTCAGTATACTATCCATATTGCGTTCTCCTTACTGCCTGACGGCTACAAATTTCTTCATACAGAATCCTTCGATGCCGGCAGCAGTGCAGACAGCGTACCAGTCATCATTGGAATCGCCCATGTCAATTTCCAATTCGTCAAGACAGGTCACAACGGTTACTACTCTGGAATCCTTAGATGGCTTTTCACGAATGTTCAGCTTCAGGCAATCAGTGACGACACCGATCACATTCCGAGCTGCATCTTCGCAAAACCCTGCTTCCTGCTCCTCGATGTTATCGGTCGATTCATCAAGAACAGAGTTTTCATAGATCTCCTTAGTCATTGAAATTTTCTCCTTTCATTATTTTCGCCAGGGACAGGTATCATTTTGTGTGCGTTGAACAGGTGGAAGAACCAGTAAGCTTTCATCACCATAGTGAATCGCATTGTGTGTATTCAACTTGGTACAAACTGCATTCTCCGGATCGAAAACGCAGGGGCTCTGATTTAAGATATCTTCATAAGTAATCGGATTCAGATGATGGATCAATACGGAACCAAAGATTTCATAACCCGGCATACCAAGATCACAACCTTCATCCCGAATGATAATTTCATCTCGGAATTGCAGCCATCGATCCGAATGATAAAACTCTTGGTTCAACCATCGCTTAAAACCGAAAGTTTCTTTTCCAACGGAACCATCAAGCTTTAAGTAGAGAAATCGTTCTTCAAATGTCGGCAATGTAATTAACTCCGAATAGGTTTTAATACTCATCGTCTTCACCGCCTGCACCGGAATATCTCCTAAACGCTTCGAGAGCCTTGTTGTACAACTCCTTGGCTTCACTGTTGGAATTTAGATTCTTGGTCTTCGCTTCGATAAGCTCTTTCTGCTTCTCCAGAATCTCCTTTTCAATTCGTTCCTTACTGGAACCGAGCTTCAAATAATGTGTTATGACCTGAGAAGAAGCAGTTCCGTCTCTGAGCTGCTTTTCAGCACATTGAACCGCCAAAGAAATCATTAAGTTCTCTTGCGCTTCGAGAGATGTCGGTGGTCTCAATGGGCTGTTTGAGTCGGAAGAGCTTGCAGCTTTACCTTTTGGCATTGGCACTGCCTCCTCTCTTAAAAAATTTGGTGCGGATAACAGGAGTTGAACCTGCACGGAGATAACCTCCAATAAATTCTGAGTCTATTGCGTCTGCCAGTTCCGCCATATCCGCATACTTGTACTGCACTTTTTATCTGAACCGATGCTCTTTTAGGTGAGAATAGGTGCAGTATTTGAAAGAACTTACAGAGCTGAATTTCCACCAATCACCGAAAGGAGAAAAGAAACATGAAAGGAGATGTTCACACTTTATGGAAAATGTCTCAACCCCGTAAGCTCGTTCAAATACTGCACCCGTGGGGTAAACCCCATTCCCAAAATATCCCTCCGGAGATTTTTTTAAGACCGCCGCGATGAGGTAGGGGGTGCAATTTTGGAGGCCCCTCCCCATGCCTTTAAGCCCTGCGGCAGCAGTGCAGATCAGGTGATAATTTGTTTGTATTGACTTCAAATTCAAATATTTTCAGAAAAGAAAACAAAAATTTTATTCAAAGAGCATTAGACCTCAACCTATAGTTCAAGCCTTATCTGCTTTTGTTGTCTTCGTTCTCTTCACTTTCTTGTAAATATTCATGAAGTCATAACGAATGATCTCGTCAATCGCTCTTTCAATCTCTTGATTGTTCTCTTCTTCAGAGAATTGGTCAGAAGTGTGAGCAATTCGATCGAGATAAGCGCAAGTGTTGTAACCCTTTTCCACATCAAACAGGAACCAATCGGAGAACTGTTCAAATGGATTGTAAGGGTTGTCAAATGTGGTAAGGGCACAAGAACCATTCATGCCAGTCACTCCTTTCAATTCAAGTAATTTGACACTGTGCTTGTAGAAATGCCAAGAGCTTCAGCAATTTCTGATGTACTGTAGCCAGAAGCATTCATCGAAGCAATCTTATTCTGCTTTGCGGTGCTGAGAGTAGTTGTTGCTCTCGGTGTTGCGCGCTGTCTAAGACTGTCAATGTCCACATTGTCAATGATTTGGGTAAGCTTATTCTCACTGATAGCACCAGCCTGAATTGCTTCCCATTCACGGTCTGTGATCTTGATGGTCTCTCGCTTTGCACCAACAGAGGCACGAGCTTGAGTAAGTGCCTGCTGGCTTGCTTTCTTGAGTTCGCCCTTTGTCATATCCGGGTTGTCCTGTTTTTTAGCAGCTACTACCGCATTAGCCATAGTCTGAGCCTGTCTTTCTCTTGGCGCATTCTTCAAAGCTACATTAAGCTTAGCATTCAAAGAGTCAACTTCAGCTTGATAGGCCTCTTTTGCAGTGGCGGAGTAGGGTACTTTTCCAGTGGAGAGGATCTCAAGACGAGCCTGATTACCCAGGGCTTTCATCTTATTGGCATAGCTTGCATAAGCGCGCTCCACGGGGGTATCAGCTTCAGAGACCAGGGTATAGGCATCCTTTGCTTCAGCCATCTTAGTGCTCGGCTGCGTACGCTCTTTGACTTTACCAGTCCGCTTGTCGACATAAACAGGGTCATCTACATCTTTCCATATGTATTCGCCTGTCTTTTCGTCGATTTTGGGACTGCCTTGTCTCTTGGTGACCGAAGTTTCAGATTTAGCACGGGAAATCAGAGTTGAAGCGCCCTCATGGTATCTTCCATCCTCATCAACCGTGCCTTGATACTTCTTTTTCAAAGAGCTGATGCCATTGTCAATCTCGCTCTGTTTATAGTCCAGCTTGTGCTTTTCAGCATCAATAACCACCATGCTATGGCGAACCGCTCTTGCAAGTTCATCCTGTGTGGCACCCTTCAAAGTCATGTCAGTAATCAGATTAGAAATGACACCCATCTCTTTCTGTGTGTTCTTCATAGGCTTGAAAGTACCAGCAGGTTTTCCGCCATACTCCAGTTTAGGGTCAAATCCCTCAAGCCCCTTCAGAGGAGGAGTAGATGTGATTTTGACCTTGCTTTTACTGGAGTTACAGGGAATGACCATAACGGTATCACCATCAAAATCAGCACCGGAAAGGCGTTCCGCAACCTTGCTGTTAATACCGATTGCATCTTTAGGTGTGTTACCCAGAATTCGGCGAGCTTCTGCCTGCTTGTTGTTTACGGTTAAGATAGGAATCTCAAAAGTGCCGCCATGCGGATAACGAACCAATGCTACCGTTTCACCATTCTTATAATTCGGAGCATACACTTCGTTGTCTTTCATCGAAGTGATAGGTAGAATTACCTGATATTTCTGACGAGGAAGCGCAGCCGCCTGAAGATGTACAGCAGCGGAGTCGCAATCATCCGCAAAGGACTTCAACAGTGATTTCTTGACTGTCGGATTGGTCAGTGAGCAGATCTCGTCAAACTCAGCCATCTTATCGGACGCCGCCAGATTCAGTTGCTTATTAACCAGGCTCAAACTCTGCTTGGAAAGAAACTGGGATGGGAGTTTATCTGCCCATTCACCCCAATCACCCTCTTCAGCACGCTTGTTGATAAGGGAAAGCTGCCGGTTACCATCAGAGTCAATGTAGTAACTCTGCCCACCGGCTTTGATAAGGGAACCAAATGGATTGTCAGGATCATCCTTGACCTTCTTCAGAACATCCGATGTCGGAGTTCCTTTTTTCTTATTGGTGTTAAATATCACATCCACACCATCAGGAAGATCATCAGAATAGACAGCCATTCCTTTCAAATATCTGTTGCCGTCTACCAGAATACGAACCTGAGCATAGTGAGAATCACCAAGAGACAAGTCGTCTACACCACGACGGATTTCGATAACACCGTCTTTCTGAATACCGCCATCTTCTGCATAACGGATTTTCAAACGGCTTGAGTCCATGCTCTTGGGGTAGACAAATTTATCAAATGTCTCGCCATCATCATGAGATACATAATCTCTGACAGAATGAACATTCTCAAAATTATAAATCTCCTTGTGCTCTGTTCCGGGAGGACAAAGGACTTTGATGTTTGTCTGTTTGCCTGGATTGGTCACCTGGGGCACGCCACCGCCATAAATGGGATAGCCCTCCATTTCCAAAATATAAAGAGCCTGGTTCATCTTCTCTTTCGAGATACCAAGCTCTCTTTCGACTCCGGTTCCGACATCAATCATGCCTTTTTCCGCAATCTGCTTTTTCAGAAATTCGGCGGTTTGCTTTGCCTGGTTCATACGAGCTTCTGAACTCTCATTCAAGAGGGAACGAACTGAAGAATCGTTAGCAAAGCCCATTTTGTCAGCAATCTCATTCAAACTGTAACCTTTAGCTCGAAGAGCTTTAGCAGTGGCAACATCAGCAGAACGGCGTTCATCCTTTGCGAGGCTCATCTGAGTGCGAAACTGTGTTGTGCTCAGCCCCATAGATTTTGCAATGGCTACTTCTCCTGTGTAGGTTTTTCCATCCTTATCAGTAAAAGTGAAATTGGACTTCTTCAACTCTTCCACACGGGAAAGAAAATCGCCGCTGTGCTGATAAGGGTTATCACCCGAACCCCAAGGATAACGACCAGACCTTCTGGGCATACCGTAATGCATTAAAATATCATCCGTGAGACTCATGGTTTAACCCTCCTGTTCTTTAATTTTTCTGATAACCTTGTCGAATGTAATGATCTTGTCCATAATTGGCACAATATCTTCGGCAGTGGGTGTGTGATACAGAATTTCATTGTTCTGGTACAGACGAAGCTCCATCTCGATTTCTGAGGGCTTCACCTTATACTCCAAACAAAAAAGAGCAGCATATATTTCAAGCTGCTCCATGTGTGCCGGCACAACACCGGTTTTAAGGTCATGAATACGAAGAGTACCGTTTCGGAACACAATTGTATCTGCGGTACCAAAGCAGTTTTCCGAATAAAACAGAATTTGCTCAGGCACCATGCGAAAACTGATTGCATCGTTGACATACATGTTTAATGTCTTCTGCGACTTGGGAAGCTTTTGTCCCAGAGTAATACATTGACAAGCAAAATCATGCAGAACGGTTCCTCGCTGCGTAGCCAAAAACTTTGAATAAGCATCGGCCACTTTTGCTTCGTCGTAGTTAATCCAATGATACTTGCTGGCACCAAGAAAAGCGTGTTGCCCTTCAAGATTGGAATGATTGTTGAAGATCATGCAGCACTTCCTCCTTGTTCTCGGGGCAAATGAATCTGGAGAAAGACATCTCATCCATTTTGCCCACATAATATTCTTGGTTCGGTTGCTTTTTTGCGCCAGCGTGTTGCTTACATTCCAGAGCAGCCCATTTGTCATTGAACAGAATAAGCAGATCGGGAATGCCCTGCAAATATCCAGAGTCACTCTTCATTACGATGCAACCTGGAAAAAGTTTCTTGAGCTCTTTAATGAGCTTCGCCTGAAATTGACTTTCGAGCATATGGCAAATGAGCCTCCTTTCATGTGAATGTTCAAAGCTGAAAAGAGAATGCCTATTCTTAAAAATAGCTTTTTTACTCCTCTCTTCATAAAAGGGCATGTTTTTTTCGCGCGGCGGAAAAGCATAAAAAAAAGACCGAGACACTGTTTAAGCATCTCGGTCAAATATAAAGTTGTTTGTTATCGGGCTTCTACACTTACTGGATCAAGTTCAAAGAGACCGGTATCAGAATTGTAACTCCGCACTTTGGCCTGGATTCTTACATTGCTGCCAACTTTGATATAATCAGCAAGTGTAAGTCCGTCTCCTAAATCATACACCCCAACATCCTTAAACTTAAAAGTCGGACCAGGATTTGCAGTATTTTCATCTACATAATCTCCGGCGCTAATAAGTAAGTCGTATCTGGTATTGTAGTCATCGTGATTCGTGAGATAGGTAATGCATCCGTCAAACTCTATAACCTGGTTCTTATGAGCTTCTGCAAAATCGGCATACGATTGATCCATATCTGCTTTAAGTGAAAGTATTGCTGCCAATTCAGGAGAATTGTCTACCGTCAAAATATCAACAGAAGGTTCTTCGGTTAAAACTGGTTCGTCATTCGTTTCGGAATTCTCTTTCTCTGGGAATGTATGATAAGTAATCACAACCTCAACATTTGCCGGATACCAAGCATCAGCAGAATATCCAGTGTCGCCATCCACAGAAACAGATTCGACTTCTCCATCTTTTGTAAGCCAGCCGGTGACAAGATCGTCAAGTTTTTCAAGTTTGATGTTAGTGAAACCACTGCTTTCAAATTCTTCAACGACCTTTGAATAATCTCTACCTTTCTGAATACTGGAACCCGATGGGGTTTTGGCTTCGCCATCATGGCCTTCTGAACCGCATCCTGTAATGGTAAATATCATGACTATTGCCATGCACACTGCTAAGAACTTCCTCATCTCATTAACCCATCCTTTCTGAGGGCATTAAAAAAGTGCGCCCCCACAACGAGAGACGCACTGAAAAAGTGTCAACCCTCATTGTTGCCACACAATCTCAATCAAGCCGCAAAGGGACAAATGAAATGAGTAAAGAGAGAAAACACTTTTTACCAAAGCAGTTTTCCCTAAACGACTTGAACATATTAGATTGTGTGGCGCTTATAGTATAGCACAGTCTGAAAGAAAAAGGAAGAACTTTCGGTAAAAAGTCTTGACATTTTCCTCGACTTGTGCTATGTATTTTGGCTTCTGGTCAAATGCCCACTTTTCTCGCCCTATTTATATATTTATTAAAACTTTTTATCGCAATTAAATAAGAAATAAAAGTGGGAAAGTGGGCTTTTTTCACAATAAAAATTTCAAATCGGCGCAAATCGGCCATTTTGGGGCAAAAAACGCCTAAAAAGTGCCATTTTCAGAAAATGCCTCCGAATTTTTCTGCCCACTTTTGGTTTTCAAAACCGGGCTTTTGCCCACTTTTTCTGGGCTTTTTTCAAGAAAATTGTCCGTACACGCTCAAAAATTTTTTCAAAAGTGGGCTTTTGCCCAAATCCGCCAAACAAAACCGGGCTAAAATTTACTCGATTTTCAAGTATGTACGGACTCATTTCTCTCATCTCCAAACCCGTCCGTTCCGTTTATCAACCAGAATAATCCGACCTTCGATCTCGAAGTCAGCCAACTCACACAAGTAAAACAGTGTATGCAGCAGCCTATGAAATCTTTCGTCTTCTTCACGCTCAATGTTCTTGAGGGCTTCGTAAGCAGTCGGGTCAGAATATCCTTCGGCATTTCGTCGAGGATTAGTAGTGTTCGCCATGATACAGGTACTCCTTTCTTCTAAGTTTGTTTCAAGATTGCTACGCCTTCTTTCAAGCTTTCCGGAATATCAATGACTCGCTGATTACGGCTTCCTCTGAAGTCAAGCTCCAACGATTTTTCAGACTGTACGAACGGGCCGTCAACAAGCACATCAATATGTTTCAGAAGCTCGATGCCTTGCCTGTACAAGTCTTCAAAAAGATAACCAGTGTAGCACCAAACGCTAAGCCCCATTTCATGAGCTTTTTCAGCAATCAGAGCACACTGGTAAATCTGACAGAACGGCTCGCCTCCGGAAATGGTAATGCCGTCTATCCAATTTTTTCTTTTTGAAATATCATCGAGTATATCTTCGATCGACACGAGTTTTCCGCCACCGAACGGGTGAGTTTGAGGATTATGACAGCCGGGGCAATGATGAGGACAACCCTGTGTAAATATCACATATCGGATGCCTTCTCCATCAACAATGGACTCCGGCTCAATCCCCGAAATTCGAATCAACTTCATGTTTGACACGATCTCGCTCCTCCGCACGCTTAGCGTCATTCCACTTATCAAGAGTTCCGACCAAATATCCAGTGATGCGACGAATGCGTTCGAACGGAACTCCATCGGCTTCGCTCCGTCCGCAGCAGGGACATGTATCATTGATAATACCATTGTAGCCACAGACAGGATCTCGGTCTACAGGATGATTGATGCTTCCGTAGCCGATGCCGGCTTCTTTCATGTGTCTTACAACTCGTTCGAAAGCTGCAAGGTTTTTGGTCGGATCACCGTCCAGTTCTACATAGGAAATATGACCGGCATTGGTAAGAGCATGATACGGTGCTTCGATATCGATCTTTTTAAGAGCCGGGAGATGATAATAGACCGGAACATGGAAGCTGTTGGTGTAGTATTCACGGTCGGTAACACCTTTGATAATTCCGTATCTTTCTCTGTCAGATCGAAGCAGCCGCCCAGCTAAACTCTCAGCGGGAGTAGCAAGACAGGTTACATTCATACTGAGTTCTGTGCTCTTACGGTTGCAATAGTCACGAATATAGCTGACAATACGCAAGCCAAGCTCCTGGGAGAACTCATCTTCACCGTGATGCTTGCCATTAAGCGCTACAAGACACTCTGCAAGCCCGCAGAAACCGATAGATAGCGTTCCATGCTTCAAGACCTCTCCAACCGTGTCATCAGGAGAAAGCCCGTCAGAATCCATCCAGACGCCTTCTCCCATAAGGAATGGGAAGTTGCGAACTACTCTCGAAGCCTGAATTTTATACCGGTCGAGAAGCTGCTGCATCGTAGCGTCGAGCATTTTATCCAGTAGTTTGAAGAAAGTGAGATAGTCGCCTTTGGATTCAATGCCAAGTCGAGGCAGGTTGATAGAAGTGAAGCTCAGATTACCTCTTCCGGGAGCGATCTCACGAGACGGGTCATAAACATTACCCATTACACGAGTACGGCAACCCATGTAGGCAACCTCCGTTTCAGGATGACCGGGCTTGTAATAATGGAGATTGAACGGAGCGTCAATGAAAGCAAAGTTAGGAAACAGCCGCTTTGCACTGACCTTCATCGCCAGTTTGAACAGGTCATAGTTTGGGTCATCGGGATTATAGTTGACTCCCTCTTTGACACGGAAAATCTGAATCGGAAAGATTGGTGTTTCACCATGACCGAGTCCTGCTTCTGTAGCAAGCAGAAGCTGCTCAATAGCAAGACGACCTTCCCAAGATGTATCCGTGCCATAGTTAATAGAGCTGAATGGAACTTGAGCGCCGGCGCGGGAATGCATGGTGTTCAGATTATGAATGAACCCCTCCATAGCCTGATAAGTATCGCGAGTAGTCTTTTCCATAGCATAGTCGAGAATCCATGCTTTATCTTTCAGATTGTTGAGGCGTTCACAAATCTCATAGCCTTCTCTCAGGTATTTTTGATAAGTGTAACGGACACCCTCGGCCATAGCATAATCGAAGTCCACAACACTCTGTCCGCCATGCTGGTCATTTTGATTAGACTGAATGGCAATAGCAGCCAGAGCAGCATACGAGCCAATGCTTTTTGGAGCTCTCAGATGGCCGTGACCGGTATTGAATCCGTCCTTGAAAAGCTTTCGAAGCTCAATCTGCGTGCAGGTCGTCGTCCATGCATAGAAGTCAAGATCGTGTATATGAATCCATCCATCGCGGTGAAGTTCTGCAATTGCAGGTTTAATCAAATACTCCAAATTGTACTCCTTGGCGGTATTGGCACCATATTGCAGCATAGCCCCCATGGGGGAGTCACCGTTGATGTTGGCGTTATCTCGTTTCAAGTCGCTGTCCTTTGCTTGAAGAACGGTAATACTATCAAAAATAGCTTTTACCTTTTCTCCGAATCGTTCATTCATAGAAAACCCTCCTTAAATATCATCCTGATTGCGATGCAGACTGTGTTCAGCGTCGAAACCATCCGGATACCTGGCTTTCAGTTTGTCCACATTCATCTGCATGATGGTTTCAAGGTCATACCCAATGGCGTTTGCACTTACAGCGAGATACCAAGCCACATCTCCAAGCTCTTTAGCCATATGTGCAGTGTCCAGTTCGTGCCCCTGAAACAGATGCTTTTTCAAAATATCAATTGCTTCGCCGGCTTCTCCGTTCAGACCCATTAAGCCATTGAGCAGAAGCCGGTCAGGCGGTAAATCTTTTGGAGCAGTGCGAAGAGCTGCCTGCTGATAGTCGTTCGGCGTCATATTTTTTCCTCCTGTGATTACGATTCACCAGTGCAATAGCCTGGTTTATTTGAATATCAAGCTGACGTTGTTCCTTAGCTTCCCGAAGGCGGTCACAAACAGCCTGAATATCCGCTTTTGTCGCTTCTCTGGCAAGCATTGTTTTCTCCTTTACACAAAAAATAAGAGCCAAGATTTAACCTCAGCTCTTACATAAAATGTTATTTTTTCGATTTGTGGTATTTCCAGGCTTCACAAACCGTTTCCTTGCATTTCGGATAATCAGGGCGTCCGCATTTGTTGCAGATAAGCTCTTCTCGTCCGAGATCCGGAATATCTTCTTCAAAATCTTTGATAACAGTCGTCCATGTACCGTCTTTTCTTCGAACAGGACAGGACATTCTGGATTTAACTTTCATCCTTATTACACATCCTTTCGATAACGGTCATGCAATAAGGTCTAAAGAATTTATCAAAGATTGCTACCGGCACAGTAATAATCAACAATATCCAAAACATGTCTCGAATAATTCTCATTTGATGACCTCCTTACAGTATTTTACCATAAACACAACAAAAGTAAAAGGGCTTGTTACGGCCCCTTTACCTTCGAAATCGAGTAACTTACGAAATCATGATCTTGTAGCGTTCGTTCAGTTCTTCGAACACTTCCTGATCTGCTGCAATGCTGATGTGAAACTCAATCTTGCCCTTTTCGTTCAATACGGTCTGGACAGCAGGTTGAAGTTTCTCAGCAAACAGCATTCTCAAACAAGTGCCGAGTTGCCGATCATTAACTGCCAGAAAATAATTCATTGTGCGTTACCTCCTTTCATAATAGGGGGTGTATTTTTCGTGCAGTTTCAGAGAATTGCTTCTCCGGAACGATAGGTTTCCGTCCAGTTTTGATGGTATTTACAACCAACAGAGATCTCACTGATAAAATCATAATGAATCACTTTCTTTGATGTGATTTTTCCATCGGGTGTGTCTCTGGTCACAGCCGCGTTTTCAACTGCTTTGATAATATCAAGGAAGTCCTGCTTATAGGCACATACTTCCCGATGAGCGCAGCGAGTACATAAGGTTTCTTTTACTCCGGCATCAAACATCTGCTTTTTCCTCCTTACCAGTAATAAGCTCAGAATAAGGTAGTCTCTCAATCCAGTCGCAGAGAGTATGCCACTCATCGAGCTTGTGGTTACGACGGGACTTGTAGATGTTCGCCAGAACCTCATAGTTCAGCATGACCGTCCGCTTCTGGTTGTATGAACTGGGGAGAAGCTGGATCATCTGCCACCATGGGATCTTTGGGTCGTCGTAGGCATTTTTATTAAACGAATCTCTATTAAGATTTAGAATATGTATAACACCTTCTAAGCAGCTCCGCGAAACTACGTCCAAATGTTCATGGCTGAAATCCTCCAGCGTAAATCCCTTCGCCGCAATCTTGTGCATAGTCGAGCAGGAGTTGGCAACCGTACCCACCTTGTAGGTATCGAACTCTTTCCACCAGTACAGCGGGGCGGTGATGTCAAGATAGACCGTAATCATCCGCATGAACTTGCGATGGTCAGTGCCTGCGTTGCGGAGGGTAGTCATGAGGTTGAGGTCGTTAGGACCGAGAATATATTTTGTGCCAATCTCGACATCGTCAGCGTGGCAATCAGTGTATACACAATCTGCGCAATGAGCTGGACCATGCGTGGCGCAAACACCACTATCACTCTTCTCCCAAGAGTTCTTAGGGTTTCGCATACCACGAATGGCGTGCTTCCAGCCCATAACCTCGGTGTTTTCAATTTTCAGCATTTTCTACCTCCGTAAGCTTCGCCCGAATCATTTCCAGAATTTCTTCTACAATCGAACGAGTGTTATTGTGTAACTTAATATAATCGGCATGGTCTTTATACCAGGCAAACATTTCGGAAAGGTCACCTTTAATCCAGCTGAATGCCCACCAGTCACAGATCATCTCAATAATGTATGGATACGGCATTTCGATAAGGATAGTTCCTTCTTTAGGTTCGTCGTTGATTAAGACCCAATACTGCCAATGATGGGGGTTTCGGTGGATATGCATAAGCCATGCCCGGTTAAACGCCTCGATGATTGCTGGGGTTTGCTCCCCATAGAAATAGTTGTCATAAGGCGTGTACTCATCTGGCGTATTCTTCGACATATCATGGAACTCAATATTTCGAGTCGCCTCCACATCTGTCAGTTCTGGAATATAAGCAGCAATCCACTGATAAGCCTTTTTTACAGCTTGCCTGTGTTTTTCCAGATATTCATCATATTTTTGAGACATTGGATTCTCCTTTCTGATAGATAACCCGATTGCAAGCAACTTTATTTACCACGCTGGTTGTGTAGTCGATTGTAGGTACCTCATGCTGCTCGAAATGGATTACTATGGAAAAATCAGTGATTAAATCATTTTCGGGATGCACCATCGATTCAGCTCGGTTGATAAGTTCTTGACCTGCGTCTTTTATTTGCTGAACAAGAGCATTACGATACCCATTAGCCATTTTTTTCGATCTCCTTTCTCAATTTATGAGCCATAGCCACCTGTTCCTCAAGCCCCGGCATATGAGGGCAGGGGTAATCGAGACCACAAAATAGACAAGTAACACCTCTCGTAAGAGTAAAGCATCGATTGCATAAAACCCGACAACTTTCTTTAAGTGAATCGTTTTCATTTTCGAGTTTTGAAAGCTTTTCATGGTATTCAGTCTGAAGGTCTGACAACTGTCTTTTCAGTTGTGCATTCTCTTCAGTAGCATCTGACGAAAGTGCCTTTCTGAACTCCTCAAGATTCATGTTTCTTTTCTCCTTTCAGAAATATCACTCTTGATCGAGCCGTGCCTGTTTAAGGATGCGACCAATTTCGTAAACAGATTTTGCCTGTGCAATTTTTCTCTTAACTTCTTCGCTATAGCAAAGTTCCGTTGCAATATCAATCGCATCCTTTTTCTCGGTATCAAGAATTGTTTTTGCTTTCATAGTTCATTGGTTTGTGGGAATTTGTATTGCCGGGTTCTGCGAGACAGTCATTGCACGGGTCTTTGGACTCTTCAAGACCGTGGTGCTTGCACGATTTGCAATACTGGTCAAAATAGACTTCCTTTTCTTCATTCATCTGCAAAAACTCCTTACAAAATCCACATAATAAGCTTGATCGTCGCAGCTACGATAATCGCACTGGCACACAAAGACATCAGAATAGCGATAGCCTGCCCGATTTTATAAGCAAGGCTGCCACTCTTCTTCGTTTCTGGACGATATAATGTATCTTTTTCGTATTCAGGCATATATTATCCTCCAATCTGAAGTCCGAAATGGGAGCTGCTATATCAGCAGTAACCGGGACTTTGACATCTGCCATAATCGGTTCTGGTAAATATCTCAATGCTTCCATTTCCTTGTGCTCACAGGTCTCGACAAAAGGACATTCATGGCATTGCTTCGTCAGTCTTGCCAACGCCATCGTTCGTCACCTTCTTTCTCAGGTATCGCTCAATGTTTTTGCACCGATTTCGATTTGAGCATCGAATGACCGTGTCGGATATGACGATCTCTTCACTCATTCCGTATGCTTTTTGCGGTCGTTGAACATCTGGATCGAAGTCCATGCAAGCAGAGCAATACTCCGCGACATCAATTGTTATCATCTTTTTTCCTTTCTCAGGCAGCTTTGGGTTTATAGCTGCCGACATACTTGGTTTCGTTGAAATTCCGTTTCTCGCTCAATGCTCTACTGATAGCCAAATCAATGCCGGAACGGGACTTCAGATGGTAGTAATACAAATCTTTGAACGGTGTATTTAAGCGGTCAGTTCGTCCTGCTGATTGCTTCATAATTTTGTAGGAGTAGTTCTGCGAGTAAAACACAATGGTATCCGTACTAATGCAGTTCCATCCTTCGGCTCCAGCGGTGTATTGAACCAAATATACCCAACTGTCACAAGTCGGAATTGGTTGATGCTTATGACCGTTCCATTCTGCAATTTCAACATTTTCTCCATAGTAGAGATTTTTCAGAATATCAAGCTCATAATCAAAATTGTAAAAGACGATCATTTTGGGGTGCTTCTCAAACAATTCCATCAGAGCGATTTGTCTGGACTCATCCTCATTTACGATGCGTCGCCATACATAGCAGAGCTCCCCAGCATTGACAATCGGCTCGTTTTTATATGGATTCCAGCGAAGACGGCTTGTCTCTTTATACTTTGCAACATCATAACTGACATAGACATCCTCATGGTGCGAACTGGTTTCCCGCTTAAAATCCATATCTACAAGAATGCGATTACGAAGCCGGATGAGTCGTCCCACTCCCAAATATCTGTCTACTTTCGGATACTTTCCATTCACCCAGGTCATGACCATGTGCTCTTCTTTGAAAGCTGTACGGTTTTTGTAAAAGCCGTTTGCTACGAAGACAGGAATATAATCCTCCCATGTGTCTCCTGGGGTCGCGGATAGTAGAATCCATTCATTAAACTTGGCGATTTTCAGAAATGCTTTTACCCATGCACCCGAACCGACAACGCGCTGCTCGTCAAATATAAAGAATGCGTCCGTAACCATTGCATACTTCCCGATATTGTTCCAGGAATCAACGACGACCTTATTTTTATAGGTATTGACTTCCGCGTGAACAGAGAGAAGGAAGGGCGAAAGCTCACCCTCCCATTCCAAAGTATCTCTCTTTCTCGCCGTGGTGATGATGTACAGGTCTTTTGGCGTACCCGGCATCCGAATATAACTCTTTGTGCCGAGCTTACCGCCATTCTGTTTGTAATAATAGGCTAAAGCTGTTCTGGATTTGCCACTACCGACACCGCCACAGAGAATGCAGCCGTTTTTCATTCTCTCAACAGCATCTGTTTGATAGTCTCGAAGTGATATGCCTGCCATCAGCGCCCTCCGAAGATCCGACGCAGCACCCAGACATTAGAAAAATACATTGGAGTGAACCAGTAATTCTCTTTGTCGTCGTTATCTGTCATCGGCTCTGTCAGAGAATTTCCGACCTTTACATATCCCGCTACCCCCAAAAGCGAAAGCTGAATATAACACATCAGCGCCACCGTTTCATCGATGTCCTGTGCAACGACGAGAAGATGATTTTGATGGTTCAGATTTGCTTTTTCCAACTGCTTCCTTGCAGCGTTGATTCCGGCAATCAATGTGGCTCCAGCACCGCAGCAAGGATCGTTGATTGAAATATAACCGTCCTGTTCTACCTTTTTTACAACATCATCCATCGTCATTTCAGCCATTAGTTCACAGACATGATACGGTGTAAAGATCTGACCGTTATGCTCGTCACCGAGCTTAAGGGACATGAAAATGCTGCCCAGAAAGTCCTGCTCCGGATTTTCTTCCAAAGCCAAGACAGTCTGAGCAGCCAGTTCAGGAAACACCTCTTGTTCCTGCTTATTGTACTTTTTGATGACTTCCAAATATAACGCTTCTCGCTTATCCCGGTGCTCCTTATCGAGAGGATTAGATAGCGAACAAGCGAACATAGTGATGAAGTCACGCCAAACATCCCAAGCCCGATGTCGGTTAGTCAATCGTCCGAATGCATCTAAGAAAGCTTTTTCCGGAGACAAAACCTTTTTGTATTTTTCCCCAGCGGGCTTTTTTTGCTTTGGCGTTTCTTCTTTTTCCTCAGGCTCAGTCGTTTGCGGAATCTCTTCCACCGGCTGCTGAGGAGCAACTAAAGTAACTGCTTTAGGTTTAGTAGCCTTTTTGCGTTTCTTCTTTTTCTGCCACAACATGGCTTTACCTCCTTTCGGTTACTAAAGGGGAATAGGCTGTTTCCTCTTACCATCATAGGCGTGCACACCTAATCGAGACCTTACTGGGCATTTAACCAGACATGTACTAAGCTGGCACCTATTCACCTTTAGAAGGGCATCTCCTCAGGACCCTCAGTTTCGGCATACTTTTCAGCGAATTCGTCTTCTTCAATGGTGACATACATCGTCTTAAGGTATGCCTTGACGCCAGTCTTACCATTGACCTCCCAGTTGTAGGGACGGATAGTCAGGTCGACATTGCGGATCTCTGCGAAGTCCAGAGTTCCGATAGACTCCTCATCCAGCTGAGTCTTAGCTCGACGAGTAATCATAATAACCTTCGGGGGGATGTTGTCGAAGCTGACCGCCACCTGAATATAATGGCGAGGAGCCTCGTCCTCATCACGAGGAGCCAAAACACGAACATTCCAGCCATCCTCAATAAGCTTCTGCGCCATATCGGGATCTTCGATGACCACGCAGAAGTTGCGGGAGCCAGCACGATTGTACTTGGACTCCTCACCCTTAAAGTTGCGGAAGATGATTCGAGCGTTCTCGATGATAATGTTGTCTACTGCTTTGTAAGCCATAATTATTTTCTCCTTTCAATTTTTGCGTTTATCGCATGGAAATGGACAAGTCCTGCACTCCTCACTGGGAATACAGGACTCGGTGGAATCAGCCGTGCACAAAATATAAATGAGCACAGCAACTGCTAACAGAATTAGAATCATAAGCGTTACCTCACATCAAACGGCGTAGTGTCTTCTTCGTGAGGTTCACCAGCTCCAAACCATGGAGGGGTGTTGTCTGAAACATACGGCTCATCCGCCGCAAAGCGTTCGAAGTCGCCATAAACAGACAGAGACTTGACTGCTTCATCGACCATATTGTTGTAATAACCACGGTCAATATCACCCTGCTTGTCAAGCTGTTTAACCATCTCAGATTCGAGCCAACGGAATCCTTTGGAACCAGTAGCTGCGGCATAGCCTTTTTCACCGGTCTTCTTGTTTTCCGTTTCACGAAGCAGGATGCCGCCTCCGCAGCCGGGCTTAATCGGGCAGAACTGACCGACCTTTCCAATGAAATGATAGTCATGCCCCTTAGCAATTTCGGATGTTTTAGTCTGGATTTCCTCATCGACATCAAAAGGATAGTCACCATTAGCATCAGCATACTTTTTCTTCAGCGCAACGACCTCGTCCTCCAGTTTAGAGACATCCGGAAGGGCTTCGTTCATGTCGAGATAGAGCGAAGAAGTTACAGACTTAGTTTCACACATATCCTCGAACTCAATGTTCTCTTTACTGAAGAGCGTCTTGAAGACATAAGGAATCTGGAACTGAGTACCTGTTGCTGTCCATGCATATGGATGCTTTTTGTTCTCTTTGCAAATATCCTTTGCAGAGTCGATGTACTTTTGCCCGTACAGGTCGCAGCACTTCTCAACCGTAGCATATCGAGCAATATAAACTGCATCGTTCACCAGACACATACGGTCATAGGTTGCTTCGTGTTCGAAGTTGTACCCATACAGTTTGCCGTATTCAGTCACGAACTTGATGATCTCAGGCGTTGCATCCGGAATCTTGATGGAGTCGGTTTTGATGTGCGCTACAGTAAAGCCCTGACTCTGAACAGCGTGCTTGAGGTTGACCATGAACAGGGCACCTCGTTTAGCAACGATGTTATCCTTGTTACGGTTATCCCGGAACGGATTTTCAAACCCGGCTGAGGTCAGACCGTACACGGAGTTAATCGCGATTTTCAGAGCCTGTGCCAAGTCAGCCGCAGCATTCTCATCAGTCAGGTACTTAGCCAATGCACCGCCCAGCATTTTCTTGGCTTTATCAAAATCCTTATGCTTGATTGCGATACGAGCCTGAAGAATTTCGTTGAATCGCTTTGTGTATTCCGGTCCGAAGAGTTCTTCTGCTACAATACTGCTCGGATGCATGGATGCAATATCCAGCAGAGCAATGTTGCTGTACATGCCGGGTTCAGAATATACATAGCCGCCCTCACCAACTTCTTCACCTCTGTAGACAGACTTGCCGCCCTCGAATGTGTAGCCAGGAAAGATGGGACGATGGTTTTTATCGAACTGTGTGAACTCGTCGTAGTCTTCAAGCCCCATTGTAAACGGAAGATCCGCATTAGGATCGAAGATCTGACTCTCGTCACCCATGAAACGGTAATTGAACTGATCCTGAGGCTTGCGGTTGTTACCAAATATAATTCTGGTAGTCAGCGAGTTCGTTGTATCATTGACGGACATCCCCGCCACATCCGCCAGAATCTGACGAGCCGTGAAGTCCGCCTTACGAGCATTAAAGGTTGCTTCTGTCGCAATGACATCGTTGTCGCAATACTCAGCAACCTTAGTCCAAAGCTCCTCCGGCACAGGCTTGTCCCAAGGCAGACCAAGTTCCTGATGGTGAATACCCAGTTCAATCTCGAATTTCTTCAGGGACTGCTTCTTACTGGAAAAGTCATACACATCCGTATAGGACACATTATAGGCTTCGCCAAAGAAGCAATTTGCGCTGCCATTGATGATCTTTGTTGAGAGATTATAAAGTTGTTCGTTTGTATACCCCATCAACCGGGCATAGAGAATATGATTATCGTACCGACGGCAGTTGAAGCCAACCAGACGGAATCGCATCAGTTCCTCGATCTCAGTCGGGGTGGGGTTAATCATACGAACCACCGGCTTACCTTCACCCTCAATTTTCCAGTTCACCAGAAACAGGTTCGGAAACACCTCAACATCGTAAAACACGAGCTTGGCATCATCATTTTTTGCTCCTGCTGACTGGTCTGCGGATTTGAACTGCATCTTGTTGACAAGCTTGATGCAGTAATCTGCCTGATGCGTACTGCTTGCTGCAAATGCCAAAACAGCATTGCGCATATCTGTCACATCGTAATTGAGTCCGCTTGCATAAGCATCCTCAAGAATTTTGTAAATGAAGTCGATACTGGGCTTTGTTGCCGGATGGTATTCTTTATTCAGATTTCGCTTGATTTGCGTTCTAAGCCCTTTCTCGCTCTTCACCCCTTCAAAATTTATCACTTGCTTTTCTCCTTTCAGTGGTAAACCAGAGTTGATCGTTGCGATGGGCAAATCATTACACTTTGTCAGTTTCCTGCGCAGCGAGCTTTTTCCAGTGAAGACTTTCACTTCAATGTGATCGTCATACACTCGGCTAAGCTTACTGACATCACCGGCATAAATATAATGAAGGTGGATGCCCTGACCGCTTTTGCTGAGTTCAGAATAGGTCGGCGGCCATTTACTCGCTTCTTTGAGATTCAGTTCAAAAGACTTATTACCATCCTTATCCTGAATATCAAAGTCGATAACAATGTGGTTCTCCGGGACTTTCACATAATGCAATCTGGATGTAGACAGGTCACTCAGCTTGGTAGAAACTTCATCCCATTTGGAAGTCGGCGTTTCTTTAGCTGAAGCATACTGAGCAGGACAATCCGCACATTCTCGGTCAAATACCGATTTTTGTTTTAAGAACTCGATCAGCTTATGCTCAGGCTCTTCTTGCTCAGTAAGCGCCTTATCCTCGAATTTCTCGGTTCGGAAGCCGATGTAATAACTCCGCACACGAGTTCCATCATCGAGATTGAACCTCTCCTTGTAATCCCGGAAATAGTTTTTCAGTTCTTCCTTAAATATCCTCTGAGAGAATGGGAAGGTAACTTTTGCCTCGTCGCAATAGGTTTTATACATCTCCCATGAGGCTTTGAGAGTTGTCCCGTCTTCTTTCTTGAAGACATGGTAAGAATCGATAATGAAGTTATAGAAATCATTAGATGCACCGAGCATCGTCACGGGAATATAATCATCGTATCTGCCCGGATTCTCCAGATAGACTTCCTGACAATGATAAGCAATGGCACCGAGTTCGAATTCAATTTGCTTTGTCACTGCCTTATATTCCTTGGGGCTCAATTTATTTCCGGAAGGAGACACATCGATCAATCGTCTGATAAGACCTGACTTTGCGTCCGTAATCTTTACCGGTTTATTGGTACCCATGAACAGGAAGCACTTGAAGCGGTTTGCGTAGGTCGATTTGAACTTTTCGTTCACTGTCATCAGCTCATGCGAAACCAAACTGTTCAGCCGGGTATTATCCTCAATGCGGGACAGATCGCCATCATGCTGAATCGCCACAAGCGGGTTTGTCTTAAATGCTTCCAATGCAAAGGAGTTACTTGATGAACCCAGTGCTTTAGCATCGAAGACGGAGTAATATCCTTCAAAGAGCTGCTGAACGATGTTCAGAACCGTAGACTTACCCGTACCTGCCGCACCGTACAAAACCATAAATTTCTGCAATTTCTTCGACTCTCCACAGACGATGGAGCCAATAGCCCATTCAATCTTCGTTCTTTCTTCTTCAGAGTAGATCGTGGACATCAGCTTGTTCCATGCATCCGTGGTTCCTTCTTCAAGAGGATAGTTCAGCCGTTTGCTTGCATAATCTTTTTTGTTTGTAGGCGTATTGGAGAATATAAGTTTCTCATCGAGCATGTGGAAGGAGTCTCTCATTTGCTTCTGACAGTATTTATGCCACGAATCGATCATCCCGGATTCGGAATCCCACATATGCAGGACCTTAATACTCGAATCGAAGTTTTTGCGGTTTTCCTCTGCATACTTGTCAAGTTCCCGGTCAATAAGCTGGAGCGCATCCTGCTCATCTGTAGACCATAAACCTCGATCTTCTAACCAAATGGCATAGAAGTCACCGCCTCTAATCATCAGGTCGGAGCTTTTCTTAATGATAAACTTCGGATAGATTTCTATTACACCACGCTTCGTACTACGGGTCGAAATCATTAAAAAGTCGATCATTGAGGTTCTTTAGTCTCCTTCCGTTTTCTTAAGCTCCTTGATTTCGTTTTTAAGGTTCCCGATCTCATCACGCATACTGCGAATCTCCATATCTTGGATAAGCATATGCATAGTCATAACCGTAGCAACCATCACGGTGCAGCGGTTAAAAGATTTCTGCTTTCTCAGTGTTTTAGCAAATACTCGCATCGCAGTTTCGGAGCAGCGAAGGCTGCCGAAAATATAACGGATCATTTCATCCATGTTTCTTTTCTCCTTTCATGTCGGCAAGAAATTGATCGATCGTCTCAAACTTCCAAGCCTTCGGCTCTCTCAACGAAAATATAAATTCCTGTCCATTAGTTTTACGGATTCGAATGCTGTTTTTACCATTTGGGAAGTATTCTTTTACTTCCTTTGCCTGGTCGGGTAAGCATGTCTGGAAAAACCCGTACACTTGCGTATGAATCATGGTAAATCTCCTCTATAGGATGCTGTCCAAATACCAATTCATCTGCCACCAGATTTCGACAGTTCGCATGTCATACTTGCAGCGTTCGACGGTAAACAAACCGCCTTCACCATTTCGTTTGTACTTGCGGTTCATAAATCGAGATATTACATCGTCCGTATACGCCGCATCAAATCGAGAATCACTCATCGAACCCAGACCCAAGCTGACAATCATATTCCAGAACCACTGTCCCATACGATTGCCGATATCTGGGTCGGTCATAATGTGTTCTTCGCAACGAAACGCTAAGGCAATAAGCATCTCCAATACACTGCAAGGGCGGTTATCCAGATAACTGGCAATCATAGAACCCTCGTATTCTTTTTCATAACCAAAACGATACCGGAGGTCTATCCCATCTTCTGCTCGATTTCCGTCCATCGGCAGCATATATTGAAAATCAATATTATGCAGATGACGAAGAAGCTTCTGATAAGACAGCCTCCGGCTATATCGTTCGTTACATACGAGCTGACACATCCACTCAAAATATTCATTGTTCAGCTCAATTTCAGTCATTCGATCCTCCTATTAGTAGTTGGAGCCTTCCGCCACATCGGAGAAAGAACGATTGTCTCTGAGAATTTCATAGTCACATCTCAGGCGATCGTTACGAATAAAGACCGAATCATCCTCATACTCTCCGAAATGTTCAGCAAAGTCCTCGCCAACAGTGTCCTCGATATCCTCGACGACTTCATCTTCATCGTCGGCAAGGACTCCGTCACCAGCATAATAGACCAGACTGATCTGCGTGTAATTGTCATTCTCACCATAGTCGTCCGGAGAGATGACATAAGGTTCATTGGGCATAGGCTCATCCTTTTTTTCTTCAGTATTTTTCTTGCTATGCTCCGTGTAATTGGTATAACCCTCTTCCTGGAGCTTAGCTGCATAGTTCACCAGGTCGGGTTTCAGCTTGGCAATATCTGCCTTATGCTGATTCTCCTCCTGCTTTTCATTGCTCTTTTCGTTCTTGGCAATATTAGCGATTACGGGCTTTCTTTCGGCAAATGCTGCCTTCACAGAATCAATCTCTTCCTGCGTGATCTGCTCGTAATACCGTCTAAGACAAAGCCACGTCGCTGCGGCGCCTACTGTGGCCCCAGCTAAGAACATGGCAAAACCGGTTTTACTCATCTTCGTATTCCTCCTCGTCAGTTTGAATTGTGACAACAGTAATGGCGAGACCTCCGAACAGCAATGCTGCACTCAGGAGAATCCCGCCAGTAATGTGTCTTTTCCGCCGACTGTCCAGCATGGCGTCGACGGTTGAGATGAAATCATCCAAAATATCCATCATTTACTCCTTTCCACCAGAGAGAACAGCAATGCCTCCTACGAGACAAAGCCCTGCCATAGTGGAAAGAATGTACGAAAACAAAGCTTTCATTTTATGTTCTCCTTTCAGTCATAACTCGAAAAGTAGTGACAACACTCCTGAAACAAAGGCTCACCATACTTGCTGTATCCTCCGGCCATGAAGAACACACAATCGTAATTTGTCCGTTCCAAAAGTTCTTCCTTTACCAACTCAACAATCTCAGGCATGACATAACAACGGTCAATCCTGCTGTTCCACATTACGCTGAACTGATTGGGTTGATAAATAACATCGTACACAGTATCCGGGAAAGATGGATGATTGATACGGTTAAGGATTGTGTCGATAACCAAGCGTTTTCCCAGTTCTGTTTCTCCTTCAGCTTCACCCATGGTTACAAGTGCTATTAAGTCGATTTCCTCTTGTGTAAGAGGGTAGTCTGGCTCTTTCTCAACCTCAGGCGTTAAGTTAGGAGATTCCATCAGAAGATCAGCCATAATCATCGGCTCTGCCTCCGCAAGAACCGGATAAGATTGCTTAATCTCCAATGTTTCTTTATCTGTAGAGCGAACCACACCGCATACTGCAAAACCAACAAAGAATATCATGCAGAGAACGGTGGCTATCGCTCGTGGTTTGATGCACATTGTTAAAACTCCTTTACATTAAAAATATCACCCCCAGTCCAAGTCTGAAGGTGATTGATTACATCTTTTCCCAGATGTTGCCCTCAACATTGAAATCGAGCAGAAGCGCCGGCTCATGACGACCATCCTCGGTCTCACGCTCTACCTCAACGATGCGGAAATTAACATAGCCGTCCGGACCATCCTTTGTCCAACCGACAATCTGACCAGCAGGGGTACGAGGAAGATCAAGATCGTCCAGAACCTCATTCAGGAAGAGGTGACCACGGGTCTGAAGCTTGTCATTTGCAAATGCCTGCTGTGCCTTGAGGAACATGCGGTTGTAATCGGGGTTAGTCTCATAGTTGCGGCTCTTGCTGTCGAAATATACAGCATAGTCGCTCTGGAGATTAGGATCGGCGATCATCACGGTCTTCTTAACTTTCTTCTCCTTGCCGGTCTCGGGGTCAACTTCGATTTCCTCGAATTTCTTCGCCTTGATGCCATATTTCAGTTCAGTATCGACCTGCTCGCCGAAACGCTCGATAACTCGACCACGATACTCCTTGAAGCTCTTATCGATTGCAGCATAAGCAGCACCAAGAGCCACATTGCGTTTACGCAGAATGTTGTTAGATGCCAGAATACTGGTGATGGACAGAGTGCCAAGAATGATGGCAGGGCCATAAAGCTTTGCGAGCTTCATTCCGGTCTGAGCATAGACAACAACCGTGTCCTTCTTGCCGTCCTCGGTCGTATATTCCTGGCCATTGATTGCACCGGTCTCCATTCCATCATGGATGGTATCGAGAGTACCCTTAGTTTCATCGAGAATCTCTGCTACCTTAGTGGTGGCCTTGCAAGCGAGAACGGCACTTACGACCGTACCGGCAATGCCAGCCACAACGAGAATCTCGGGGCTGTGCTTCTTGAGCTTCATAACGGCCTTGGAAGTCACGCCGTTCACGCTCTTCATAATTTCAGTTTTATTTTTCATGGTTTGTTATTCTCCTTTTCAGTTTTTAGAGTTGATTTCAGCACCACAGGCAGCGTATCCAGCCAAATCGACATAGCTGTCGTCCGTAGCCGTTCCTGTTCTGATTCGTGCGATCTTAAGAAGTGCCATCATCATGGCAACATCATTTGCGGTAAATTCAACGCCTTTATAGACGCTCCAGAAGCCTGCAATAGCAGTGAAGTTATCTTCCGGAGAGCCGTATTCGTTCTCTCTCTGCCCACATACGCAAGCCTTTGCTTTATCGAGAGTCTCAGATCTGGTCATCATCTGCATCCTCCTTATCAGTAGAAATAAACGGAATATAGTCACGCTTACGCTCCTTAGCAATTACCTGACAGCCACACATCGGGCAGTCAAATGCATCATACAGGCATTCTTCAGCAGTAGAGCCAAAGGCAACTGCCAGCCCAGTTTTTCCGTTATCACGAGCAAGATAGTGCCTTTCAATAATGGCGTTAAACTTAGTGCCACAAACTTTGCATTCAAGCATTACATTTTCTCCTTTCAATTCAGCGGGATAGCACGAGGCAGTTTCAGAATATAACCGTCTCGAACTCGTACCGCAGTTGCTCCGCCAATGTTTGTCCAGCCATAGCGGTTCATAGTGAAGTTATCGTTGGGAACACGAGCGAGATCATAGAAATCAGACACGCTCACCGTTCCATACTGACTGATGATATCATTCATCGCATCAAGAACCGCTTCTGCGTCTCCACGGGTGTCAAAGAGAATATCATCATAGTCAGGTGTATTGCGTCTATTGCCAACAGAGCCGGCACGCACTCTATCTCCGCCTTGATCGTAATAGTTCCGATAAGACACCTTAGATGCCGTTCCGTTTTTCTTGCTGCGACCTGCCTCGCCATACAGGATCATATCGATACCGGTGGTGACAATGTCAGAAATCGCTTTTTTGACAGCAGGTACAATAACCTCCATCAAAATATAAGATTTGACATTGTTGGCGTCCTCGGCGATAAAGACATCTGCAAATTTTTGCATCTCGCCTTTCTTTCGAGTTTTTGCAGCCCCGGTAATAACCGCCTCAACTTTCTTTTCTGACTGCTGCTCCTGACGAGCTTTATCAGAATTGGATTTGTAATCTTCCACTGGGTGATCTCCTTTCTTATGCCGGAATCAGCTTACCGGGCAGAGTGATTTTTGTGCTCGGCATCAAGCCGTTTTCTTTTTTATATCGATAGGCGAGATTGCTTTTTGCTTTCGCCTCTGTCGGAGCAACAGTAGTTGCTTTCCAACGATGTTGAACGCAATCATCAAATCGCATAACCGGACCGTCGTATTGATACTGCTGCATAATTTTTCCTCCTTTCGAGAGATAAAGAAAAAAGGGAAAGTACCTTGTTACAGGTACTCTCCCTTATCCGAACTTCTCAAATTCGCATTTTCAGTTGTCTTCGCTGACAACATCAGATTCTTCCAAGATAACCGTCTTCTCCTCAGCAGCCATCTTCTTCTGCTCGATCTGAGCTTTGATATTCGCGATCACCGGCTTTGCCACATACTTGTAGACGACCACGCCTACAACTACGCTCAAGCCGATACCCGCAGCAATCTTTACGCCCTTGCTCAAACCAGCGTTCTCGATAACCTCTTCGGTAGCCTCAACGACCTCGTTGTTCATAATCTCATTGTTGTTCATTGTGAAATCTCCTTTCAAATGTGTAAAATTGTGGAATGTTCTTCCATTAAATAAGTTGTAAATTTCGCGCGGCAAGTTTACTGATAGTCGTAAACAGGCGCTACCTGATAGTCAATCACCAGGCAGGGGGTACCATTTGCATCAAGCTGAGACGAGAATGCAAGGTCGATGTAGCCCTTATCAATGTTCCAACCGAGCATATCGCCCATTTTGGTTCCATCCAGACCAAGTTCATAGTAGAAATCGTTCAGCGTGACATACATTTCGTCACGCATCTGACGATTCAATTCGTTCATGACTCTGGTGATTTTGTCTCTGTCAGACTTGAAATATCGTCCGGACAAGACATCGTAACAAATCGTGTTGCCACCATTTTCGGTGAGGATGACCTCTCGAACAGGATTCTTTACCATCTTGTCTTTTGATACGGAGTCTCGAATAGACTGTTCCTTTTTCTCACCGATTGTCTCAACGACTTTTTCCTGATACTCCTTCAGCGTAGACTCTGAAAGGGTATACGCCGTTGCCAAAGCCGCATTCCGGCGAAGATTGGTCGAACTTGCACCGATCAGGCAGAAGACAGAGATGGAGCCTACAACAGCAGCCGGAATATAACAAGGCCAAGCAGTCTTGATGATGTCTTTCGCCTCAAGTTTGTCTGTATCCAGTTCCTCCTTTTTCTCTTCGAGCAGAATCAGAGCTTTCGGGGTTGCCTTTACCGCCATAACAGTGGTGGTAATCATACCGGCAATACCAATGCCAGTAAGAATTTCCGGACTATGTTTTTTCATTGCCGTCCGTACACTTTTGGCAATGCTTGCTAAACTTTGTTTAGGCATGATTTTCTCCTTTCGGTTAAACAAATAGTAGACTTAGTTCCTCAGCGGTTTCGACTGCATTCTGAAATATAAAGCTACGCTGCTCATCCTCGCCGTAACAAGCATACATAGCCATCTCGAACATGAAGTTTTCAATGACGGTGATTGGATCATCGAAAGGCTTGTCCAGGATTCGATCACAGATTTCATATGCCGCCCATTGTTGATATGACCTTTTTCGAAATTCGTATTTTGGCCATGTAAACGACGGGCTGAACAGATGTTCTTCAACATACCGCTGAATAATTGAAACAGCTGTACTTGCATCACACATATCGTTCAGATAAAGAGGAAGAGTCCTTGTTAGGACTCCTCGTCTTCTTCATCGCTAAGTGCGGCAAGCTTTTCATCGATGCGTTCATCGATTTTCTCTTCCATCTTCTTCTCGTTCACCCAGTCGGTGAGGAGTGTAGCTCCCATACCTACTGCTGTGGCGACAAGACCCAGGATTTTAATCAATTTTGCATTATTCATAAAGCGAAACCTCCTTTTTGTTTTCATAAAGTGAAATGTATTTTTTTGCGAACTTACAGGTCTTCCATCCACTCGGCTGTCGGTTCGAAAACCATGTCAATGACATATATCTCCATGCCATCATCCAAAGTGAGCCGGTGATGATTAAAGTCAATCCAGTAAATATCACCGTTACAGTTTGACCATCCCACAGCATCTCCAAGTTCCGTCTTTTCAAGACCAAGGAACTCATAAAAGTCATTAAGCGGAATAACCCCCGCGAACATAAAGTTGCGGTTCAGATGATACTCGGCTTGGATAACCTTCTCGATAGTCGATTCAAAATATCTTTGCGAGAAGCTATCGTAGAAAGTGCGAGTGATCTCTGGCTCCATACCATCTCCAAAGTCCAGAGAAGAACCATACCAACCTCCGTTAGCAGAGATACTGACCTCCTTGCACTTTTCCTTGATAATGGAATCCATAATGGCATTATGAGTTTCTTCTCCATACAGCTCTTTCAGCTTGTCCTTATACTCCTTGTAAGAATTTTGGACGAGTGCATATGCGCTTGTTAGTGCTGCCTGTTGGTGTCTACTTAGAGCATTAGCGCCCATAATGCAAGCGATTGTAGAAGCTCCGAATGCTACCGCCGGAATATAACATTTCCATGCAGCGATAAACGCCTCTTTCTTGGTGTATGCATATGGATCGCCATCATGTTTTTTACGACTGTCTGCGTAAACCAATGCTACTGCTCGTGGGGTTGCTTTGGCTGCGGCGATTGCAGTGACCACAACGCCGGCTGATGCTACACAAGACAAAGCAACAGGCGAGTATTTCCTGATACAAAGCCCTGACTTATGCAGCAACTTTTGAATTGCTTGGTTTTTACTCATGTCTTTTCTCCTTTCATGTTTTTGTTATTCCATAGCCCTTAGAAGATCTAAAATGTTCGCTGCCATTTCACTGGCAGACCGAAACATAAGACTTGTGTTTGGATTTACCCTTGCATACTTGGCAGTCTTCATCATGAATTCGTGCGTGAGCTTACAGAATTCATCAATAGACCCTTCTTTTCGAGGGTAGATCCGTTCGGCGATAAAATCTCTGAGCTCGTCGACAGCCCATTGTGAGTAACTCGCTTTTTTATAATCTTCCGTCCACTTACCAAACAGTGGCGGCAGCCACGCATCCATGTGGTACATGTCATACAAGATTAAATCAAGCTGATCGATGCTCATGTCTTTTCTCCTTTCATGTGAAAATAAAAAGCAAGAGAGACTGTATCGGATTCGAACCGACGACCTCCACGGAAGTGTGGCGCTCTACCAACTGAGCTAACCCGTCTCTCATAATAAGACTTGTAAATTTCGCGCGGCAAAAGAAAAGAGCCGTTGTTAGCAGCTCCTTTCAGATTTTACAAACCAATACTTTTCAGGATTTTAGTAAGTTCATCTTTCTCAAGATCGGCATCTATATCCAGATGAACATGCGTCTTTCCATCAACGACTGTGGCTTTTACCTCATTCAAATTCAGTTTTACATCGTAACCAAATTTCTTTCGGATTGCCAAACTCGCCAATTTCGAGATAATGCTCGTAGTGAATTTAGAACCAATTTTCATTTCGTCCATGCTCCTTTTACTCCTTTCGAATAGCACCGTTTTCCATAATAGGAGTTGTAATTTTGGCGAAAAGAAAAGAGCCGTTGTTAGCGGCTCAATCCTCAATAAATCCAGTTTTCTTTTGCAAAGAACAACGGTATTGCGATAAACGCAAAGAATACTAATGCTGTTGCATCTTTGTCGATAAGTACCGGTAAGTACCCACAAATAAGTAATACTATAGCATATAGCTTGTTCTTTAGTGTTTTCATAATCCATGTCTCCCTTCAAAATTCAATGGTTTTTCATAAAGGGAGATGCGTTTTTTGCGCTTAGATATCCCGTCTATCGAATACGGTTTCCCATCGTTCTTTCTGAATAGGCTTCATTTTTAATGCCCACATAATTTGGCGAACCGTTACAGTAGGGTATAGTCCGTCCGTACAAGTCCCAGCCCTCATTTCAAAGTATTCTCGAAAATCAGGGTGCAAATATAAAGCGTCAGTAATCCAAGGGTCAACTTCGCTCCACCATGTACTTTTCGTCTCGGAATCAAATCGTTGCTGAATTACTGCTAAACCTCTTTCTTCAATTCTGTAGAGAGTGCAGCTATTGTAAACCGGATGCTCACAAATATAACGCTCACCATACAAGGTCAAGTAAATTTTCGGTTTGTCAAAATGGTATCGCATATCCATCACCTATAAAAAGAAAAGAGAAAGAGCCCTCGTCAGGACTCCTTCCCCTTTGCTAATAGTCTTAATTAGTCGTCGCAGATCTGATCTCTGGTCGGATATAGAGCATCATATTCTTCATCGTTCTCCATACCGTAATGCTCTAAATCGACGGAGTGACCGCAAGCAGGGCATACTAAAGTATCTTCCCACTCGTCTTCAAATTCCATAAGTCCTCCGCATTCACTGCAAATATACCGTCCAGTAAGTAAACCGTCTCTCTGCGCATCGTTAAAAAAGCTCATTGCAAATTACCTCCTTGATATTGTGTGGCACTATTAAGTATAGCGACCATCAGTATTTTATCAAGAGATAAAAAGCACTTTTACATCTCTCACAATAGCCCATGTAATTTTCGAGCAGGAGAAAAACGAAGAGAACGTGTTATATACACGAACTCTCCGCTTTTGGAACCGGTTTATTTCTTAGTCGGTCTGAATCGACTGAATAAACCTCTGAATGTCTGGGAGGTGAAAGTTCCGTCCTGTTCGAACTTGAAACCTCGTCTCATCCAAACGCCGTAAAACATCAGCGGCAGCACCAGCTCAGCGGCAGCCATACCAAATCTGAAGTATCGATCTTTGACAGACTCTGCCATTTGAGCCGTCTTGGACTCTTGATCGATTTCACGATTCTCGATCTTGTCCAGACGCTCATAGGTATTCTTATCCTCTTCGAGCTTCAGTTTGTACAACTTCGTCAAGCTATCCACTGCCGTGGTATGCTCCTGGCTTCCGGATTCAAGAGATCCCAAGCGTTTAATTTCGGCTTTGATCTCCTCTTCCAACAAACTTCTGTTTTCTTCACCCATATTCGTTTCTCCTTTCGTTTTAATAGGGTTCCATAAAAGGAAGTGTTATTTGTGCGGAATAAAGTCTTCACGCTTCACTTCTAATAGGACGGTTCTTTGAGCTATAATTTCGTTAACGCTCTTTTTCAGTTCCAGAAAAAGGTAGGGTCCGTCCAGATCAGACTTGTCAATACGCAGAAAACCAACAGGATGCTTTCGGCGAATGATAGATGAGACGGCAAACCCAATCAAGATTCCGACAACTACATAAATGACTTCCATAATGATCTCCTTTCGAATTGTTTTTCAAAATTTCAACCCGGGGATTTTTCCAGATACTAATTTAACACATATACCTGTCACCTCTATCCGGGTTTTAATCTAAGTTAGAAAAAAAGAAAGAGCCAATGCTATAGTGCATCAGCTCTCACTTCTCCATAAAGGACACTGTTATTCTTGCGAACCCTCGTAGACGATCTTCTTCCGTAAGTCAGACCAGGTTATATATCGGTCTTTACAGCATACGGGGCAATAGAACTTGCTTACTTTACCTCCGATGTCTGTCAGCTCACTGCTGTCGGCTTCAAGCCTACTCTGGCAATTCGGGCAGTTGAAGCGATAGACTTTTTTCACTGCAATATCTACAATCTTCATTACTGTCTCTCCTTACTAAGCAGCCAGAAAAACCGTCTGTACAAGTCATAATAAACATCCTTGCAACATGGGATACCGGTTCTGGCTTTCAGATGGTCGTATGAAATACCCTCTGTTATAGCTTCCAAAATATAACATGAAAGCTCTTCGTCCGTTTCTTTTGCGACCCGTTCCACCATTTTCATGCGGTCGGCATAGTACAGTCTCTCATCGATGTGCTTGGTAACGGGATCACTAACAACATTCGTTTTACAGGGCGGTACTAATTGGGGCCACGAACCTGGATAGTCTATTAACGAATTGTACGCATGACGCCATAATGGGTATTGTAAGCAGAAATGCTTCAATTCGTAATAGCGGTGTTTCTCGATCCAGTAACGATTAGTCTCTGAAAGTTCTGGTCGTATCAATGTACTCATGCGCGTTCACCCCTCCATATATAGCCGGTCTCCTGCCAGAGGAGCTTAGGCGAAATATAAAAGTTGATGCGTCCGTACTTAGAGTTCATTTCCTCTAAATTCGTAACGAGCTTTCCACTCCGAGTAGCTTTTCCGATCGGTAGCCACCCAGATACGATGCCGGCTCGAATCCAGGATGCGTCTTTCCCATAGACTCGTGCTGCAACTACCACCGGGACAGATCCCGATGCAAATATAATTTCTTCCATTGGCGTTTGCCTCCTTTCAATCGCTATTTTAGGTTAGGAACGGCTGTTAGTAAAAACAACCTCGGTGGAAACAAGCGCCAACGAATCATTGTCATTTCGCAAGGATAATCTTCAAACCCTAAAGTCTCACAAGTAATAAGACCTTCAAGAACGCCGATAATAATGTCCGATTCATACTGTTTATACGGAAATATAAAGTCAGGAAGCTCTCGATGAACTGCATGGCATTTACAGCACCGAAGTCTTCTGATAGCTACCCATTTTTTGTTGCCGAATTTCGTCCGTACCGATCTCTGAACATGATCGTAGTATTTAAGCTGCCCTCCGCACTTTGGGCAGATTGATTGGTTATCACTAATCATATATGCTCTCTCTTTTCTCTGATTAAAAAAGTTTGGTGTAGGAGTTGACATTCCTACACTTATGATATATGATTACTAATAGCAAATCAATGGGGAAGGTGATAATAGTGTTGATAAAATGTCCTGAATGTGAATTACAAGTAAGTGACAAAGCAGTTTCTTGTCCTCACTGTGGGTTTCCATTGCAGCCAAATATAAAGCCAAGAAAACCTCGAAATAAGAACAATAAACGTCGTAGACTGCCAAATGGTTTCGGGCAGATCAGTGAGATCAAGAATCGGAATCTCCGCAATCCATTTCGAGCTATGATAAGTGTTGGAAAGGATTCGAACGGACGACCTATCTGCAAGCCTCTTAAACCCGAGTCCTATTTTCCAACATACAACGATGCATACGCTGCTCTCGTCGAGTACAATAAGAACCCTTACGACCTTGAACCGTCTATTACTATGAAAGAACTTTACGAGAAATGGGTTGCCGAATACGAGAAGACAGTTAAAAGCACTCGTTCGGTAGCTTCAGCATGGGGGTATTGCTCGGCCGTATATGATATGCGAGTCAAAGATGTCCGCGCTCGTCATGTAAAAGGTTGTATGGATGAAGGCATATCGAAGGTTCGAGGCGAAGAGAAGACACCAAGTGCATCCATGAAGAACCAGATTAAGTCTTTGTTTAACTTGATGTTGGATTATGCCTTGGAGTACGAGCTTGTTGACCGGAACTATTCACGAACTTTTAACCTCAGTGAGGAAACCATCAAAGAAATCGTCACAGTTAAGAATGAGCATATTCCTTTTACGGACGAAGAGATGGACTTGCTTTGGAAACACGCTGATGATAAAATGCTTGTAGATGTCCTGCTTATTCAGTGCTATTCTGGTTGGCGACCCCAAGAACTTGGTTTGCTGGAATTAAAGAATGTAGATTTGGAAAACTGGACTTTCCGAGGCGGTATCAAAACTGATGCCGGAACAGGTCGTGTTGTTCCAATTCACTCGAAGATTCGTCATTTGGTTGAGCGAAAATATAAAGAGGCTCAGGAACTTGGAAGTCTGTATCTGCTCAATTATGTTAATCCGACTGCTCGCAGCAAAAACACTGCACTTACTTATGCTCGATACCAAAAAGGCTTCAGCATGATTCGAGATGAATTGAATTTGAACCCCGAGCATAGACCGCATGATGGTCGCAAACACTTTGTGACGATGGCAAAGAAGTACGGCGTTGACGAGTACGCAATCAAATATATGGTCGGTCACAAGATCTCTGACATCACTGAAAAGGTTTATACCCAGAGAGAATTTGAGTGGTTGAAAGACGAAATTGAAAAAATAAAATAGCTTGTAAAAACAAAGAAAAGCCTCCCCGAAGTGGGAGCACCAACAAAGGCACTCAGCACAACGAGGAGGCTGACTTTGTGTAGGAATATAGATGTATGAGTAGTGTAGAAATAATGCACGAGTTACCTACATTTCTCGGCATTTATCCACTTCTAACTACTCTGAAAACAGCGTAATTACATGGGTTTAGAAGCAGTTAGATTGTAGTAAGTTTCTATACTGGAAGCAAAATATCCCGTATTTCCTGGCTTTTTTAGCCAAAGTGTAGGAATAATGCAGAACTAACCTACATTCTATTGCCCTGTATTGCTGTTTATTAGCCGTAAACCACGTCCGTAGAGATGGTGAGACCATCATCCGACAGTGTCTTGGTTTCCGTTGCAATGACCGTTCCTTCAGAGTCCGTGAGAACCGATGTGATTGTTTTCATATCGTCCGAAAAAGTCTTCACAAGCTGGTTCCCATTGGCGTAAACCGTCGTTACGGTCTTATAATCTTTTGAAAAAGTCTTGACGGTGTCACCAGACTGAATATCACTGGCGGAACCTACTTTACCGTCTACATACGACTTAGTCTGTCCGGCAAGTATCTTCATTTGTTCAAGAGATACCAGCTTGTAATCAGGCATTCGATTCACGCTCCTTTGAAAGATTTAGGGAGGGCTGTTACACCCTCCCCAGAGACTTACAGTCTTTAGGCACCGAAGACCTCAGTGCACATAGCAGTGACTTCCTCGTCGGTAGCACCAGACAGGGTGTCCAGGAACGCCTTGTTTGCATGACTGTGGTTGCCCTCAGCAGCGGCGTTGACCTTCTCCTTCAGATCAGCGTCCAGATCAGTCTCTGCGACAATATCCTTGCCAGCAAGCTTGCCGGTCGGAATAGTCAGAGCAATAGACTTATCCTCAGTCGCAGGGGTTACCTCAACGCCATTGACTTTGATCTTTTCAATGACGTTCGCCTGAGCACCAGCGGCAATGCCAGCCAGTTTGGTACCTTCAGCATTAGTCATCAGGCGGCTGCCCTCGACCTTATCCACCTTCTTACCCAACTCGGTGGTCATGGTGGTGGTCTTGACATAGTCGCCGATGCCAAGTGCGTTAATCATCTTGGTGACATAAGCCACAACGGTAGCTTCCTCGTCAGTACCGCCGATACCGGCAAGGATACCATCCAGGCGAGTGATGTCATTAGCCATCTTTGCGGCACCCGTAGTGTCACTCAGAATCCAGTCAGCGATCTCCTTCAGGGTGTCGTAAGACTTGTCAGCACCAGCCACGATCTTCGCGACTTCCTCAGAAGAGATAGTGCGTACAGACTTTCCGGTATCCTCACCGACCAGGGTGTCAACAGTAGCCTGAGCAGCCTTACCGTCGATCAGAGTCTTCAGAGCAGCAGCCAGATCATCATAGGCGACCTCACTCTTGCCTGCCATAGTACCCAGGCCGCCGATCTGACCATCGATATAAGTCTTAGCTGCCTGAAGAGCAACCTTCAACTGCGCCAGGGTAGTGATTTTAATAGTGTCTGCCATAATACATTCCTCCTATTGGAATAAAATTAAATGCTTATCGACTTAACTCAGCAAGCCACAATATCTTGAAAAAGTCCGTTTTATTGGACAAGTTATGTGCGATAATGTTCCCAGAACGAAGAGGGGGACATCATTATGGCACGCACAGCTGAGATCACATTCAAGGAATTTCGCCGCCGTTACAACAGCGAGGATGCTTGCAGAGCGGAATTGTTCCGCCTGCGGTTCCCCAATGGGTTTGTATGCCCCAAGTGCGGCTGCGTGGAATACTATCCCATCCATGGTCGTAACACCTTCCAGTGCCGTTCCTGCCGACACCAGACCTCCGTAACCGCCGGAACGGTCATGCACCGCACTCGTCTGCCCCTGACCCTCTGGTTCTGGGCAATCTATCTGTGCGCAACAGATAAAAGAGGTATTTCCGCCGTTCAGCTGAGCCATACGTTGGGGATCTGCTATGATTCTGCATGGCATTTACTGGATCGAATTCGTACTGCTATGGGCCAAAGAGACGAAAAATACCTACTTTCCGGCATTGTGGAGTTGGATGACGGCTATGTTGGCGGGCCATCTCACAACGGTAAACGCGGCCGTGGTACAGATAAAGCCAAGATTGTAGTGGCCGTATCCAAAGCAGAGAATGGGGTGCCTCTGTTTGCCAGGATGAAGGCGGTGGAAAATGTGCAGGGAAAGACTTTGCAGGAGATTATTGACCAGTACTTTGCTCCAAACACCAAGGTGGAGTGTGATGGTTACAGAAGCTATCTGAATCTGGAAGGCGTAGAACTGCGCGCAAAGAAATACGAAACTGACGATCTGCATTGGCTGCACAAGGCAATCAGTAATCTGAAGGCATTCCTGCTGGGCACCTATCACGGAAGATCCACCAAGCTCCAGGCCTATCTGGACGAATACTGTTTCCGCTTCAACCGTCGTATGACTGGCAATCAGATTTTCCTGCGCTTAACCAGAGCCGTCGCTACATCTTGTGGTGTGCTGAGTTAAGTCGATAAGCATTTAAAATTATTTTTGCCACAGCGTTTTGGCGCTGCTGTGACCACAAAATGTTTAGCCGAAGACATCGGTAATAGCATCGTTCAGTTCTTTTTCTGTTGCGATGTCATCAGGACTGTAAGTGGGCTCGTCCGGATCAGGATTGACTCCGGTTCCGAAAACATCATCGATCAAACCGTCAATATCATCGTCCGTAGCCATCTCACTCCCTTCAGGAAGGCCGCCTGAACTTGCCTCGATTACAATATCATGCTTCAGCAGTTTGTTGGTTGTTGGTAGTACCTGAACAGTGTCACTGGGGGTGATGTTATATTCGCCCTCATAAATATCGCAGTCCAAACCCCCGCCAACAGGTATAGATAAAGCTCCTTGTAAGCTTCCAATGGGCGAAAGGCGACCTTTAATAGACCCGATTCCGCATACTCCACCCATGCTCAGTCAACCTCTTCCGAAAGCTTCAAAGTTGCTTTCGAAATAAAGGTATCAACTTTGCCGTTTGCTTTCGTGAGCTGAATGTCGTAGACATACTTGCCGAAATTCAGATCAGCTGTGTCTTGAGGTTCAAGTGTCAGCATCATCGTGTCAATCGGGATGTCTTTGACAAGAAGTGGACGGGGGTCGTCGTAATTCTCTTTCATTGCAAAGCGAATAACGTCGCCTTCAACCGGAATATACTGAGTCCCGTCCCTTTTGGTGGCAGAGACCAGAGCCTCAAATGTATCACCTCGGGTCAAAGTGATAGTTGTACCGGTAATGTTGTAACTCATAATCTCACCTCCAATTCAAGCATTGTAAGTTGATTTATGAATCGCAAGTTGGTCGACTTCTGTCATGATTCGCTTAGCCGAACCGTTACCACCTAATTTTTCATAAGGCTTGTACAAGTATTCGTACAGATTCTCATACTCGTCCTGTGTAATGTAGCCCCTCTCGATGTAGGCCATACCGAGATAGATAATGCGATCATGAGCCAAACCAATGAGCATTTGCGTTTCAAGATTGTTGTGCTTATTCTCAGCAGCTTTTCGTTTGCTTCGCTCTTGGATATATGCCCAAAATCCAGAAGAAGCAAGTATCGTCCCCAAAATGGTTAATAGCGTTTGCAGCCAGGGTTCCATTTCCATGTATCATCCTCCTTGAAGTCATAAATGAATTAAGAAGCTTGTAGGAAATATCACCCCAAACCTCTTTTAATTAGGCAAGGGAGCCCACCGTGAAGTAGACTCCCTGCCAATTTCGGTTAATCCACAGGATTACCATTCTCGTCAAGACCGAGAGCTTCCAGATCAGCCTTGACAGCAGCCTTGAACTTTGCCGGAACCTGATTAAAGGTCCGACGACCTGCGATGATGAGTGCGACGTACAGTGCTACCATGTTGTTACCTCCTATCAAAATTTTGGATAAAATATAAAACATGGTTACTCCTCCTCAGCGATAAGATCGCCGTTGGTATCGTAGCCATATTCTAACAATTTTGCCTCGACATCTGCCTTAAATTTTTCAGGCACCTGGTCGAAGGTTCTGCGCTTATTGATGATAAGCGTGGCGTAAAGATTGACCATTTTTGCTACCTCCTCATTCAGGAATCATTGCTGCGACGGCATCATACAGATCGGCAATTGCTTCCATGATAGCAAGCTGCTGGGAATCACCAGTTTCCTGACCTGCCATGAGCTGAACAATGTTGTCCGAATCATTTGTACCTTTAATGGCGTTTTCAGCCATAAGCAGATTGGTGTATTCATTGAACTCCTGAGGGGTCAACACCGCTTCCTGATAAGTCCAGTAAGTGGTTTTATCGCCCTGTTCTGAAGTTCGTGTAATACTCGTAATGTCCTTGCGGAGATATACGGTTCCAACAGTAACCTCAAGTGCAGTCGGTTGGACTGTGCTCTCGGCATATTTGTAATTTAACTCCATGCGACTTTCCTCCTTTCGCATTGTAAAGACTGACGAGTTTTTGATATACCCGCTTCTCATCGTATTTGTCATATCGTGAAACTTTTTGCTTCAATTGCTGGAAGCTAACATATGGTTTTATCCACTTCCGATACATCAAATAGGTATCGGTGCAGTCGATCCACCCAAGATAAGACAACATTTGCCGAGCATCGAGTATGGTTGCTTTCTCCTTTTTGGAGATTTTGCGAGCTTTTCTCGTGGCCTTGTACATAATGGATTTTCGAAGAATCGTTCGATTACGATAAAAACGAAAGCCCATGAAGTCCAGATCACGCCCCTGGTTGTTGCCATAAGAAAAGCGAAAGACTTGCCAATTCGCTTTAAGTTCCAAGCCAAGCTCCATTTCCAGATAATCGGAAATTGCTTGCCTCATGCGGTGCAAAACCCTCTTGTTGCTTCCGAAAACGACCATGTCATCCATGTAGCGCATATAGTGCACGGCACAGAGCTGCTCCTTGATGAAATGATCTAAACCCTGCAAATACCAGTTAGAAAGCCATTGAGAAGTATAAAAGCCAAGTGGAATACCAACCTCTGTGACATCAATAATGCGAAATAGTAAATCCAACATCTTTTCATCATGAACGGTCTTCTTCAACTTGGCTTTCAAACGATCATGTGGAATAGTATCGAAGAAATGGCGAATATCCATTTTGAGGACATACTTACAATTCTTCTGGTCAGTCCTGATCCACTTCTCAATTACCTGCTTTCCTTTATGGGCACCTCTGCCCGGAAGACTGGCATAGCTGTGTTCATACATTCCCTTGCAGAACATCGGCTTCATGGCATTTACAATGCAATGCTGGACAAGCAGCTCTTCCATCGTAGGGACAATAATAGTGCGCTCCTTGCGCGTGATCCCGTCATAAATGTAAACCGGCACATGCTCGGCGTTTTCGTAGTTGACTATCCAGTCTAAGGATTGTTCAACTGCGGCATCGTCAGACATGTGCCGGTGTTTCATGATTTTACGGAATCTCTTGCTGTGCTTTGCTTGAGACAGAGCGTACCATCGGTTCGTTTCGGATATTGTTTTTTCGTACAAGTGGTTATAGGATTTCATGTTCTCTCTTATCCTCTCATCCGCTTTCGACTTATTCTCAGCTACTCACAGATGCTTGCACCGAGTTAATTTTCACCAAGTGGTGAGGAAGAGATGCGGATATCTCTTGTCATTTTGAAATGGCGGCATAGACTGCATTATAGAGAGCTTCTTATGGATAAGATAGAGCCGCGCCATTGTTCGAGTTCGAATTGGACGCCGTATTGTTCAGATTAGCGTAGAAAGGACCGACCATCAGGTCATTGTTCCAGTTACCGCCGACATACGCGCTGGGCGCAGTGTATACCCCTAATATTTAATTGTTTTCGTTTACCCGGCGAACCTAAGGTTCTCCCGTCCTCTCCTCGCTGCTTACGCAGCGGCAAGCGGTTTACAAGAGAGAGCCGCGCCAACGTCCGAGTTCGAAACGGACGCCGCACCGCCCAGAAAAGCGGAGAAAGGACCGACCATCAGGCCATTGCCCCAGTAACCGCCGACAAACGCATAATTAACCTGGCTGTTATTGAACCACATGCCGTCAGCCTCATAAGTGCTGCTCGAACCATTTGTGGTTACAGGCAGGCGTCCGTATGCTTCTGTCTTCATCGTATCGATGTATCCACCGGAATTGCCATGCGGGGAGGCGTTTGCAACAGAAATATAACCACTGCCATCAGTGTTATAGTCGGCTGCGGTAGAACCGTCGTGAGTACCACGAGTCAGCTTGACCTTCTGCGTTCCGTTAGCATTGATCCAGCCGGCGGTACGACGCCACAAATTACCCCAGACATTCTCCATGCCGAAGACCTTCACACCGGAGGTCTGGTCATCGGAACCCCAGAACATACCCTTAGTATCCATCGCACCAGGGACAACAGTTTTGTTCCCAGACGTTGGCGACTTACATCGTCCGTAGCCAAATGCAGTCTGACACTCAGTAGAACGAGCCATCATAACCAGCAGATCCTGAAGCAGCAGTCGATCAGCCAGCACCTCGGTGTACCAGTCGTTACCGTTTGCTTTCGCATAGGCAATTTCGTTAGCAGCCGTGGTACTTACGCTGTTTGCAGCACCGCTGATAGAACGCAGCTTGCCGGAAACCAGAGAGCCAAAATAGATGGGGGTATAGAAATGGTCGATCTGGTTGTTCTGACGGTCATAGTTGCACCAGCAATCCCAATCGTCATCCTGCGGTACATCAGAGCAGCGGAAATGGTAAACACCATTCGATTCCCAACGCTTTGTATAGATCTTCGGCCATTCCATCATGGCGTTGCCGCCGAAAGAAGTATCCGTAACCTTGGATGTGGTGCCGTTGACCTTCTTGGTATAGTCGTTAGGATTGAGATAATGGTCAACCTTTCCGGCATAAGTCAGCATACAAGGACGAGGCATGAACTTTTCACCCGGATCAAATGCCCAACCACCATAGTTGAACTTACCGGTGCTGAAATTCATAGCCGCCGGAGTAAATGCAGCGTTATCCACATCAGAAGGATAAGTTACTCGTCCTGTGGGGCTGGAGGTTGCCTTGACCAGGTCATAGCCGAACAGATAGTCTCTCTTCTTCGGAGTTACACTGGTTCTGTTTGCCTCACTGCGATTATAGGCGCCGGTACTGGTGTAAGGGAATGCGGAATAGTAATACACCACTCCGACTGTCACATTGGTATCTGTATAAGTGCCGTTGGCAGTGATGTTCTTGAACAGTTCGCCCTCCGTTTCACTGGTCGGATAACCGGTCGTGCTCCTACGGATAACTGCACCGGCAACGCCACTCGGCAGCTTCGCCGTGATTTCTACCTTAACGGTATCAGATGCCGAGACATATACCGACTTAGCGGAAAACGCCTTCATCGGCTCCGGTTCGTTTACTACAGCGCGATTAGCCTTATTCCGGTTATACACGCCCTGGGTGGTATAAGGGAATGCGGCGTAATAGTAAGTTCCGGTGCGAGAAGCTTTAGTGTCAGTAAAGCTTGTGGACTCCTTAATGTCAGCGACTAAGTCTCCGTCGAACTCGTCCTTCGGATAGCCAGTCGTCTTCCTCCGGATAATTGCACCCTCTACAGTGCAGAGTGTTTGGTCGTTTACAACCGTATCGTCGGGAAGAGTTGCCACAACTAAAGGACCAAGTTTCCCATAAATCCCGCCCGGGATTGTTACATTGAACACTTTCATGTTAGACGGCTCAATGCCGCCGAAGAAGTGTCGGTTTTTACCAAAAATCAGATCTTCTTCTGCCATTTTGATTATTCTCCTTTCGCTTTAAGAATAAGTTACAACAGTGCTGATAAGCTTGCCATCGGAGTCAAAAGTCTTAACGGCTCTCGCCACTTCTGCTCCCGCTGCACTTTTCAGTACATTTGTCATGGTTAGAAATCCATCAGAAAAAGTCTTCGTCAGGGTTCTGCCATCGCTCGAGGTCGAAGTGATAATAGTACCGTCGTCCGAAAACTCCTTGGTTCCGTCTTCAAAGCCAACCAGTAAAATGCGTTTGACCTCTTCCTTGTCGATCTCAAGTTGCAGATTACCGGCGACATCGCCGCTGAGCTGATCTTTCATCTGGTTATACCAGGCAAGGAAATCAGCCTGTTCAGATGCGATCCACTGGTCAAGAACGGTCTGCTCCTGTTTGAGGTCCGCTTTCATTTTATTGAACCAAGCCGTGAAATCGCTTTCCTCCTGAGCAATCCAGTCATCGACTTCCTTAGATCGTGCATCAGTAAACCGATCAAGCTCATCCTGCCATTTGCCAAGCAGCTCGTCCAGGCTGACCGTCTGAAGAATGCCAGTTACAAATGGAGTAGACTCTGTACCGACCATAGGGGTAATGTCAGCTTGGTTAATAACCGCAGTGCCGTATTTTCTGTAAATATAACAGAGAGGGTACTGATGGACATTTCCCTCGTTCGTCAAAGTCGGTCTCGACGGTGCGCTGGACGGATTGCCTTTGACAAATTTGATGGTGTTCTCACGAACCGATTCCATTCCGTTTACTTCCAAAACCACGGCATCAATACGATCAAGAAGCACCTCTGCTTCCGGGGCAGTCATCGGCAGGATACTATCATTGACTGTCCATGTGTGGTCGAACCAGGCTTTGCCGACACCAACATTCACGGTAAGACCGCCTGCCGCCTTCACAGCAAAAGCGGTTCCGATAGAAGCAAATACACCATCTATGATGAGTCCGTCAAAGATAGCCGACATCTGTGCAGCATTGTATTTGCGGTCGCCGTTAAGTGAATTGAAAAATCCGCTTGATACGCTCATTCAGTTTCTCCCTCCTTACTTTGAAATAGTTTTGAAGGTCGGATAAATCGATAATCCTTCCTCACTGTTTGAGATGACCAGCTCTGAAATGTAAGCCGATCCCTCATTGCCATATTCATTGGCGATTTGAACGATGTCTCCGATAAAGAAGTCTTCGCCGTACTTGAACAGGCGAGTGACTTCAACCTCTCCTTCGAATGCAGTGGTTACAATATGGTCGGCCAGGTTCTTCAAGCCCTTTGTCTGAAGCTGTGCCATGTATTCCGCATCAGAAAGTGTTCCATCCTCAGTATCGGATGAGATGTCACGAGCATCTGTGAAAAGCTCACGCCGGTCAAGTCCGGAGGCTGAGCCAACGATAACAGTTCGCCTTGACGCTCCTTCACCTTCTCCTGCAATCAGAGTCACATTTCGAAAACTCGCTCTGGATGAATAATAGTTGCTGTTGATGATGTTCTCAAAGTTTGGAGAGAAAACAACATACGGATTTTCTGTCTGCTCATAAGAACGATCAACGCCGGCATACAGACTGAATGCAAACTTGTTTTCATCTGTCAGTACGATCTTGAACCCTATATTGTTTTCCTCACAAAGTCCTTTTACGACATCGTACAGGCAGTCACCTGTGTATTGGTTGTCGATTTTCAGACTTGTGATTTTAGGGTCAGTAGAAGGCACGAACACAAAGTTAGAAATCTTTCGATCGGCAATAGACGGTGAAATGATGCACTCATTCAACATCGTCTGGATGCCATTTTGAAGATTTCCATTAAAGATTCGCTGTCCCCAGATGATGCGGCGTTCAAGAATAGACTCCAACGATCTGCCTGTGACAATAAGATGATTTCCTTCTTCTGTGTCGGCATTGATCTTGATGTCCTCGATAATCATACAGTGCTCCGAATCCTTCAGCCACAGATAGTAATCCTCTTTCAAATACTGCAAGAGTTGTGTATCCATAGCGAAGAATATCTCGAAATCTCCATACGAATTATACCGGTCAGTCCATATCATGGATTCATAAGTATCTATGACGGCTACGGACTCGAAATCGGTGTTTAAGACCAAAAGCTCCATAGTTATACCCCCTCATAGATGACTTTGTTTTCGATCCTGAACTGAAGATTCGTAACACCGCTGTCAGCAGTAAAGGCAAAAATGTTATCGCCCTTTGCCAGCGTGAACCAGTCGGTGTTCTTATCCAGACAGTTCAGAATATTGTAAGAAACGCCTTCACGAATCAAGGTAATGCTCTTATCGCCCTTTGAGGTGTTAATGACAATATCGTCACTTGCAACAACGCCCTTTCCCGTGAGCTTTTGGAGCTTCACGGTATCGATCTTCATGACTTCTCTGGTTTCCGTATTGTAGATATTGATGTTACTT